TCAGTCCTCCTGCCATCTCCAGGATGGCCAATAATATCCCTGACCGAAGCGCGCGCCAGCATGAAGCGCGCAAGTACGGTCCCGTTCTGTTTCAATGCCTTCAATAAGCACATTCGCAGCGATTTTTGAACAAAGGGTGACCAGCTGTGTCAGCGCCTGCGTTTCACGTAAACGCCAGAAAGCGATCTTATCGATTTTTATTCCGCTTAATGGCAGGCGGCAGGATAAAAATGCTTGTCCTGACGCTTCATCAATATCATCCAGCCAGATCCGGTGTCCTCGCGCGGTCAACTGCTGAAGCGCACAACTCACCCTCAGACGCGCCGGGTCTGAGAGTGTAAAGAACGAGGCAGGCTCCACGAGTTCAATGTTCAGCGGTGGGCTGTTAAGTTGCAGTAAACGCTGGAACATTTCCGGTATGGTCAGAACGGTTATCGGCAAATTTATGAAAAGGTTGTCACAGGGGAAGGGGTTTTTTAACGCGGCGATCTGTGCTTCCAGCAGCATAAGCGCCCGGGCGGCGGACCAGTCCTGGAAAAAGCTTTCGTTTTGCTGATGCGGCGACAGCACGCTGAGCACTTCGGCCCCCACCGTGCGCGAAGATGAGAGGGCGACAATGGGTTCAAGCTTAATGCCTGTAATATCGTGTGAGATGTGCTGCACGCACGAGGGAAAACCTGTCTGGTCTGGCGCTGTCACTCCGTCGTCCTGTTCACTTCCAGCCTCCAGGCGGCCGGGTTACCGCTGGACAGTGTGAAGGTGAAGTAAACAGGAAAACAGCAGGCGTTACTTAAAAGCGGCTAAGCCTTTTCGCAGCCCGTAAAAGAGGGATAAATGTTGAAAAAACAGCCGTATTTACAATCAGCTAGTCATTATCGCCAGAGAAGGCGGAAAAGGCATTGACTCACTACGCATTGACCGTATAATTCCAGGCGTTTCACCACCGCGAAGTACACTCTTCTCCGTGCGCCCTTAGCTCAGTTGGATAGAGCAACGGCCTTCTAAGCCGTAGGTCGTAGGTTCGAATCCTACAGGGCGTGCCATTTAAAAACAGTTGCTTACGCCAGTTTCAAGCCAGCCTGATTTTCTCCTTGTGTCGTATTTGTGTCATGGTTGCCAAAAATGGCATCAATTTTCCGTGCGTGTTCGCTTAAGTGGTTCGGTGCCAGGTGAGCGTATCGACGTACCATTTCGATGGACTCCCAGCCGCCCATTTCTTGCAGAACGGACAGTGGAACGCCGGACTGAATTAACCAGCTCGCCCAGGTATGCCGAAGGTCGTGAAAACGGAAGTCCTCTATACCAGCTCTTTCCAGTCCAATGCGCCAGGCGACATTGTCATCCACTCGCATTTTGCGGACAGCCGGAGTGACGGTTTTATCCGGGCGCGTTGATGGCTTCGTGTGAACGAATACCCACCTGGAACTTTTCCCGATCTGGTCCCTTAACACCCTGCATGCGGTATCATTCAGAGCCACGCCGATAGCCTTGCCCGCCTTCGCGTTCTCCGGATTTACCCATGCAACCTTTCTCTGCATATCGACCTGCTGCCATTCCAGATCAATGATGTTGGAGCGGCGCAGGCCGGTTGCCAGTGCAAATATCACCACCGGCTTTATCGACTCCGGCATGCAGGCAATTAACCGTTCTGCCTCGTCCCTGGTCAGCCATCGGATGCGTTTGCTGATCGGCTTTTTGGTTTTTATAACCGGGGCCGTTTTAATCCAGCCCCAGTCATTAGCCGCAGCTTTGAACAGAGATCGCATGAACGAAAGGTGCTGGCTCTTTGTGGCCTGGCTTACCGGTTTCTCAACATACGGAGGCGGTTCCTTCCCCCGCCGTATAGCCGCGTCCCGGCGCGACTCCCAGACCTGAATATGCTTACGGTTGAACATCTTCGAAACTGCTTCGTTTACCTGGTCCGCCGTGATGGTCGAAATATCCCGGCCGGAGAAATGCCGAAGGAAGTATTCGATTTTGGTCTTATCGTCATCGAGGGACCGCTTATGTTCCTTCTCACGGATCCACCTGATGCAACATTCCTCAAACGTCCTGGTCGGCAGTTCCCCGATTTTATCCACCCGCCACGCTTCAGCTTTCAGCTTGTCGTGCAGCTCCTGCGCTTGTTTCTTGTCCCCCGTGCCAAGAGATCGTCTAATTCTTTTCCCTGACGGCGTAACGAAATGACAGTGCCAGACGCCGCCTCTGAGGGTGATTGACATAAAATTTCTCCTTTATGTTCACCCGCGCTCGCGGAAACAGGATCTCGCGGGTCATGTAAATACGCAATACAGGCGACGTCGGTCGTGCGGTATTTGTTTCCGATCTTCTTCCCGGCGAGCTGGCCTGAGTCGATGAGCCGATAGACGGTCCTAGGTGAAACCTTCAGGAGTTTTGCCGCCTTCTGCGCAGTGAGTGGCTCTGCTATAACCATCTCCCCTCCTATGACATCGTTTTATAAAACTGCGGACCGGATGGCGTGGCCGCGCGTAATTCGTTTTCCGGATGCACTGAATAATTTCTGTCGTCCCACCGCACCCAAAACTGCGGATGGTCACCGTCAGGATCCTGCAGGCTATCCACTACGCCATGAATGCCGCCGGTCTTCTTCTGGACTATTGCGCCCACATTAAAAGCAGCCATTGCACACCTTCCGGTTCGTGAAGAAATGAGATGAGAGCGCCCAGCGCCATAAGTGCGGCGATGAGCCAGGTCATGGGGTTTGATTGCATGGTGAACTCCCAAAAAGAATGCCCTCACAGTGGAGGGCAAAAGGGATGACGTTGCAGTGCTTTCGCACCCAATAGCCAGCTCATAACTGGCTATCAGTTGCGTCAGTCGTCTTCATCTTCGTCCCAGTCCTCGTCGTAATATGGTGAGGCGAGAAGTGGGTTAGTTGCTGAGAGAATCTCTCCGGCGGCGCCCTGCCGCTGAAGTCGACGAAGCGCTTCATATAGCTCAAAGGCCTCGGTTCGCTCGTCACCTATATCGAGGGCACATGCAACCTTGTGCGCCTCGGTGACCAGGGCTGATAGCTGGTTTCGTATGTCCTGAATGGTGCTCATAGTTCTCCTTACGCCGCACGCTGGGCGCGCAGCTTCTTCAGGTGCTCTGCTGTTTCGATTTCTTCGGCGATCCGCTTAGCCTGTGCTTTGGTCAGCGGCTCGAATTCATGCTGAAAGCGGCCCATGCTGGCGATGCAGGTGCGACCGTTGCGGATGTAGTGGATGACTTCGTGGGTGGCGCGGAGGATTTTGCAGGGCGCGCCGTGGGGATCGGCGTACCAGGTATTAGGCTGGATTATCCTGAACATTGGGCACCACCTTAAATTCTATTACCCAGACCCATGGGTTAGCTTCCCAGTTGTCGGCACCGTAGATGCTCATCCAAAGGTCACGGAAGTTAATGCGATATTCCCAGCCGGGAAGAACTCCGCCAGAAGGCGGCGTAATGCCTTCTGACTTTGCATCGTCCTCACTCAGATCTCTTAGTCGTTCAACACGCACGCCGGTAATTTCCAGCGTGAGCCGGCTGGCCCAGCGCGGCATGTGAATAGCTGGCCGCCATCCGTGTCGCGTATTGTCGTCGGCGTCTATGTATTCTGGGCGTGGCCCGCCATCTGCCGCATATTCACAATATGCCGGCGATTCAAACTTATCCGGATTTGCCACAAGGAATTCACTTAACTCATCTTCTGGAATTAATGGGCCCTGAAAGGTCTCCCGCACCCAGATACGATCGCCGACGGCACCAAACGGGCAGGTGTAGCCTTCATTCTCATCGGCAACGCCAAATACATCTTTCTTTGCAGGCTGCAGGTATCCGTTTTTATCGACCACGCCAGGCGTGTACCAGTGAGCGTTTAAATCCAGATCGTAACCGTTATGCGTTGGATGGAATCCATCAGACGGCTGAATTTTCATGATGCGCCGGGTCTGCGTCTTCCGACCGCCGAGGATGGCGCGAACCATCTCGCCATTAAAAATCATTCCGCGCTCTTTCACTACAACCCCCTTTGCTTATTCTTCAGCTCGATGACGGATTGGCACTCTGCGCACGTCTGGCAGCCGGGAACGGCAGCGCGCCGCGGCTCTGGAATTGGTTCGTCGCACTCTTCACAACGCTCAGCTGATACGGCGTTGCGGTCGATGCGGTGAGCTGAAAGGGCAGCGTTACGCTGAAGCTCTTCAATCTCTGCTGCGGTATCGATGATATCGGCCATGGTCAATGCTCCCGGAATTGTCGGTTAATTCGGTTGAAGGTGAACGCCAGCAATAAAAAGGGAGCCATTAGCTCCCGAGTTTTTAATATCACCATTACGGCTTCGCCCTTAGCCAGATGCAGACCGCGCCATCTTCCGTGTCGTGAATTGAACCGACAAACCAACCATCGCCGGCGGGTGTTTCTGGCTGCCACGCCGAAATGTCATAGCCGTCAACATCTGGATCAGCATCGTCCTCATCACGGTAAATTACCGTCCATTCGAGCCCGTTCTTATCCATCCAGGCGTTGAACTCATCAGGTGAAATGGATTCGCGGCCATCGCAAAACTCATCGTAAAGCGGGTGAGTCCAGTAACCGTATTGATCGCGCTCGACGGGCAGGGCTTTAAATTCTGTTGTCATTGTTCGGCTCCAAACCGCCCGTTAAGGCGGCCAGTTTTGACGACGAACTCCAGGAGGCTAACTCCCAGAGCTTCAATTTTCTTGTGATGCTTGTTGATGATGGGAGGCACCGTTTCGTTCCAGTTTGGCTTTGGCTTCTTGCGCATGGCCTGCTGGATTTCCTCGGTGCAGCGGCGGCAGGCAGCGCGGATGGCGTTGTCTGTTTCTGGCGTCATGCGGCCTCCCGGCGGGCGAGAAGTTTCGCCCCGAAAGCCATCAGCTCGTCCCGGCCCACAGTTGCGAAGTGGCAGTGTGTACGCGGGTACGGTCGCCAGATGATGAGCATCGACCCTTTGTTATTTCCCGACACTGGCTTACCGGTGACCGGGTTGATAAACGCCAGCCGCCCGGCGGTGATGAAACGAACCTCGCTGGCGGTCTGGATTGCCTCCTTGAACCAGCCAACCGAAGTGTCTGCCGGAACCAGCATCACCGTGCCGATCTGATTTGCGCTTTCGGTAGCGGCCTTATTAACGAACGGTGTGATGTCGCTGTATGGCGGGTTCATCCAGACGTAGCCAGGTACATTCAGATAATCAGCCCAGGGAGTCTCCAGTGTATTCTGTTCGGCGGTGATGAACTTCCGGCACAGTGCGTTATGAGGCGCCGCGGCGGCATCCAGCTGGAAGCAGAACTCAGCATCAAGGGAGGCGAAGAGGGCTGGTGGAGTGCGCCAGAGGTCGCGCTGATCCGCTGGGGTATTACTTCCGGTGTAATCGGTCATGATTCCTCCCGCTCCGGATCGTTAACATCCCAGCCATTACGCTCAATATTGGTTTGCAGCCGCTTATCTCCGACCTCTTCAATGCTGCGGCCGGTAATCTCTGCGACTTCAGCGTTTGAGTGTCGCCACAGCAGCGCCAGCTCTTCGAGAGACCACGCTTTCATAGCACTGACTCCATTTCGTCGATGTAGAGGCCCTGAGCAATGAGGCGGCGACGCCGGGCGGCACGTTCAATGCACTCCTGCCGTCGGCCTTCCCGTGACTGCTCTATGGCGCGCCGGGTGAACAGCCGCGATTTACCCTGCGGCGTTATGACCTTTGGCTTTGTGACTAGGTCGAATGTGCGATCGCAGATGCCGTCATCGTTGAGCCATTTCTTCGACTCAACGATCTGCGCTATCTGCCCGGAACCGCGGGTGATGCCGTAGGCGACCGGGTTGAACTCGATGAGCGTTACGCCGAACTTCTCGGCGATTTCACTACCGGTTACCGGGCGGCCGCGCGTCTGAATCATCCAGATAACGCGCTCACGGAGTCCGGAGAATTGCCCGGTTCGCCCGGGCCTGCGATAGAAAGGTGTGCGTTTCATTCGAGCTCCAGAATGCGGCGCTTCGTGTCCGCAACAAGTTCGAGGAAGTCTTTTCTGCGCGCGCGAAGCCGGACTATTTCTGATTCACATTCAGCAGCTGTAAGGCGATAGACGATGAGCTGCTTACCGTCCGGGAAGTCTGAGCAGTAGCTGATGAAGTCCACCCAATCCCTGCCGGAGCAATCAAGGTGACCGACCAGTTGCCATCTGTATGCCGGATCGAAGGAGCCGCGGGTGAGGGTGGAGTAGTGAGTGGCGGCAATGACCGACTTAATCTCAACGAGCCCGTTCTGGCCAACGAGGCCGTCGGGGCTGTCACCGTACGTTTCGTGATCAAAGAATCCGCCGTTATCCACGTCGACGAAGTTCATCTCTTCGTACAGCATGCGGGCAATTGGCTCCTGTTCGTGCCCGCGCTCCATGTGGTCGTTTGAGAAGCCAAACTCAGACTTGCACCCCTTAATTTGCTCAAGCGCCAGCTGAAGGGCGTAACGCTTGGCTGGTTCACCAAACGCCTTTCCTTCGTTAGCCATGATCAGGCCGAAGTTTGAAGCGGTTGCCTTACCTAGGCGAAGAGCATCCCACTCCTCACCGTTTTGCTCGACGTCGTGCCAGATCATGATGAACACTCCTGCTCAAGCTGGCGCCGATGCTCTGGAGAAATATCCATTCTCGCCAGCACTGCATCAAGGTTGCCGTCTCGCTTGAAGGCAGCTTTGGCGTTATTCCATGCCTGCGTTTTTTCCGGCGAAAGCACCGGTTTTGTGACGCGCGCCGGGCTTAAGCGGAGACCTTCAACCGATTCCTTTCCGAACCGGACATTTTTATCGACGTAAACAGTGACCTTCACGCCTACCCAATCCTCAAGGAAGGGGGATCCGGTGATGCTTTTCAGCATCTTGCTATTGGTTGCATTCAAAATCATCGGCTTAAGCTTTTCGCCGGGGCGCAGTTCGCGCTCTTCAAAATAAGCGGTGTTAAAAACGTCTTTGGATTTTTTTGTTTTGTCGTTTTCTAACGTTGCCCGGGCGATCGTCAGCACCGTTGGCTCAACGATATCGGCGCTGCTCAGGTAAGGGGAGTCAAAAGCTTTTCGGTAGTGAGTTTTAGTTTCAGACATTTCATGCATCCTTAAAACGGGCAGCCGGTACGGTGTTCCCAGTCGTATTCCGCCTGGGCGTAAGCAACTGCCGAAATGAAATCGTTGTAGGCCTCGCCAGCTTTATCGCTGCGAAGTCCTTCGTATGGGCTGGAGTCAATCGGGACCGAGAAATGGAAGAGGCCGGACGGCTCTTTTGGCATCATGTCGATGATTTTCTGCGCCCGGTCGTCGATCCACTTCTCTTTCTCGTCGGTGAGCTGCTGCTCAACCCAGCGCCGATCTTCGATGCGGTCGTAAGTGAGGTATGCGTTCATGGCTGAACTCCTGAAATTTGGATGTGCAGATCCCGCCCGCTTTTAGCCAGGCCGATCGGTTGAATAGGGGGTTAGTGCTGCGCTATGTCTTTCGCCGGGAACTCGCCGTTGCGGAGGATGCTTTCTACCGGCCAGCACTCAGCTGACACTTTCTGCTCTGTAGCGGCTTGGCTGCATTCCTGTTGGCTGTCGTAAACGCCAAGAATGACGTCCTGATAATCACCGTTGGTCATTGCCACGGTCAGGACGAGAGCGAATAAAGTTTCCATCAGTGAAGAGTCCTCCCGATGGCGACGGCGTAAAGGCGCTTTGCTTCTTCCCATGCCGGAGCATTGCGATGGAGCACCGCGAACGAGGCGAGCCGTTGGGCCTCTCTAATCTGCTGCTGGTTTACCATGATTACCTCTTGGCCTTATCGCGGCGAACGGAACGGTTAATACAAGACTTCAACGCATTTTTCTGTGTTTCAATGGGCGGTGGATGGCCGCCGGTTGTCATAACGAAACAGGCTCTGTGAACCCGTTTGGGTATGAAAAAAGCCGCTGGTTAGGCGACTTGTAATCTCTGTTCGCAAACTGCTATGCCAGTTTTTAACGTTTCAATTTCGTCTCCAAATATCGCTTCTGGGCACAATGCGTATAGCTCTTGATACTCACTCAAGCGATTTTTAGCCCATGGCAGCACCAGCGATTTCATGTTCGCGATAGTTGCCGGGTCAGCGTTGAAGTTTGAAAGTAGGTGGATGTTTTCGGTGATGTAAGACATGAAATTACCCTCTGTCGTTACCCGCTAATGCGGGAGAAATGCTTTGGTCGGTGTGGTGGATTCGTGGACCGGATTGATCCGTGATCATCACGAATCAGCTGCCCACCACACCCCAAAACATTCCAGTTACGCACCATTGCCGCTCTCCCTGAGCCCGCCGGGCGTCCGACGCATGGTTTACTGTCGCGCCGTTCGACTGACCGAATCTCCACTTCGCCGCTGGCTAACTTCGCTCAGCTGTCGATGTTTCGTTTCGATGAGTTGATAATAGCGATGAGTATTGTTTATAGCAATACGTATTGATATTAAATAATAGCAATTGCTATTAATGCTTTGATAGCTAAAGGAATTTAATTTTGTAAAAGTTGCATGCTATGCTCATAAAAAACATCGAGAGGGCGGTCTTCATGGAACTGGATGATGAGAGAATTAATATGATGGCTCACGCTGCTGGTCGTGCGGTGATGGAGTTATGTCTGGCAGACATACCTATTACTCAGCAAGCTATTATCGATAAGCTGGAGCAGTACCGAAAGGAAACCGGCAACGTGATCGGTAAAGGGATTAACAGAGATGCAGCGGAAATCGTGCGAAATGGAAGGAAAGCAATTCAGTGAAGAACCCCGGCCAGAAAGCCGGGATGGAAAGCCAGGGTGTTAATCAGCCCATCCTGATTTCGTATTAATCGCTGATTCGGCCATGGTGTATTTCTGGACCTTGTCATCTTTGAAGAGGATTGTTAGCTCTTTCTTGGTGCCGTTCGTTCCGTTATGGAAAAGGCCATAGAACGGAATGAAGGTGGTGCCGTTTACTTTTACCTTGGCGAAGGAATACTTCCAAATCTCATTGCCGCCATCGGTATAGGACACTGCATCGGGTGATCCAAATAAGCCCTTAACCTCCGCTTTCGTCGTTTTACCTTCTTGGATTTTGCTCTGGACGCTAGTCTCTGTTTCGTTTTTCAACTGCTGGTTACCAGAGGATGCGCAACCGACAAGAGTAACAGCCAAAGCAGCTGCGATAAGGCACTTTTTCATTCTATTTCCTTTGCTGTGTAAGCTTCTAATGATGAAGCTAAAAATTTCTAACCGTGCTTTCTGTATGTCTGAGGCATGCTCCCAATCACTTTACCGAACACCAGTATCCTATTCATTTCTTCTTTTTCGATCGGATCCCATGGGCGATAGGTCTGGTTGTCTGAGATGACCAACAGCTTATCTTTCATCTTCTGCAGGCGCTTCACGTGGGATGTGTCATCGTAGATGAAGGCGTAGATCCCATCGCCATCAAAGTGCTGAACGCTGATATCGACGAATAGTAAGTCACCTGGCTCGATGGTCCCTGACATGCTGTCACCGCGAACATTGATGATTCTGATCTGCTCCGCCCTCCTGCCGTTGAACATCCGGCGGGCATCTTCGACTGAATATTCCACGGATCGTAGCACCTCTACAAACTCGCTGTTGATGGCTCCTGGCCCAGCGCTTACGTAAAAGTCTAGCGCTTCAATGCGGAAAGTGTCAGTAGGTCCCGGCTCGGTTTTTGGCTGAGAAATTGCGGGCGTTTGACCATCGTCACGCATCGGGCCAACTCCGGTTGAAAGCCACTCAGAGCGAACGCCAAGCGCGTTGGCAATCTCAACGATTTTAGTTGAGCCGCGGGCATTGCCACTGGTCAGCCGCCAGATGGTGGGCTGAGCAACGCCAGACGCCTTAGCCAGGGCGCCCTGAGACATGCCAGATAGTTCCATCGCCTGATTCAGGCGTTCTGCAAGAGTTTCTTTTTTCATGAGTTTAAATTTATACGCTTGCGTATTGATGGTCAAAACACGTTTAGCTATTGCCTAAACCAATACGCATTGCTATTATCAATTCACACCAATACTCATAGGAATTGGAATATGACGAACAAAACCATCCAGCGCGCCATTGATATCGCTGGTAGCCAGAAGAAATTAGCCGACCTTTGCGGTGTGGCGCAGCCGACGGTATGGCGCTGGTTGCACGGTGGCGGCATCGATGCCCGCTACGTAATGAAGATTGTCAATGCAACTAACGGCAAGCTCAAACCAGCAGATATCCGTCCAGATCTCGCCCAGCTTCTTGGGGCTAATAACACAGCCGCTTAACGGCGGCCCTAACCACGAAAGGGAAAGCAATGCATTCACTTGCGTATCAACAAGGTAACAAATTTTCGCCAACGGCGATGATTTACCAGAATCGCCGGGAGCCTGATTCCGCGGCGTTAAACATCGATGGCATCCGCGCAGCTGTTCGCGCCTGGGCAGCTGATTGCCGCAGCCGTGAATTTGTCGCCGCTCTGATAGTTGAAGAGTGGCGGGCTACCGGTGGCACTGGTCTGGATATCCCGACTGACTCGCACCGCCAGATGCAGAAGGTATTCCGCTGGATTGATGGCGACACCGAATACGCCGCCAACAACATTCGCCAGCTGGCACCAGCAATCATGTCCGTCCTGCCGCTGGAGTATCGAAACCGCCTGGCGCCACAGAACGACACGATGTCGCTGATCGCCTCTGCGATGAAAGAGTGCGCCGAAGCTAAACAGGCCGTGCTCCTGGACGCTCCAGAGCATCAGAAGCTGAAAGAGGTAAGCGAGGGTATAGCGTCGCTGTTCCGCCTCATGCCTGAGCAGGTAGGCCCTCTGATGACGATGGTTACGTCGATGCTGGGGGTTATGTGAGAACTACAAAAATGGCGAAAGCCGGTCTGCGCGAACAGAACCGACTTTCAGGTGCAAATGCAGATAACAAGTGCGAGGTCATTATGACAAATGCTAATCCAAAACGCCAGGCGCAGGAGGTTTAACTGTGTCGAACGTCGCTTACGCAAATTTCGCGGCGCACTCAGCCGCAAGGAGCAACAGGATGGAGAACCAGAAATCTGGTTACGTCCCGTTGTACCGGAGCATCAAGAAGAAGTCCTGGGCTAAGGATGTTTTCCTGCGCGCGCTGTGGGAGAACCTGCTCATTGACGCAGCCAGACAGCCATACACGGCATTCTTCAAGGGCAAGCAATGGCCTCTGCAACCCGGTCAACTGGTCGTCACTGCTGCGGATCTAGGCCTTCAGTTGTGTGACCGCCAGGGCAACCCGACAAGCCGCGACGCAGTGGAGAGAATGCTGTCTGTTTTCGTCCGCGAAGGGATGATTTCCATCGAAGGAGAGAAGCGAAAAGGCAGGGTGATCACCATCACGAACTACGTCGAATATGCTCAAAAAATGGACGATTTACCCGCACATAAAGCCGCACATACAGGCGCACATGATGAAGCCAGTAACGGCGCGGGTTCAGATGGGTATACCGCACATAAGGCCGCACAATTCCCCGCACATCATGAACAAGAAGGTAATAACAAGAATATAAATAACTTATCGTCCGAGAATTCTGACGAATCCTCTGACGCACGTCTCAAGAAATTTTTATCAGCTCATCCAGAAGCTGCGATTTACACACCATCCGGTGCTAAGTGGGGATCGGCTGAAGACCTCAAAACTGCCCAGTGGATTTCCACCAGGGTGAAGCTGATTAACCCAACCTGCAAAGCCCCGGACATGACCTCCTGGTCTAACACCGTTCGCCTGATGCGCCAGATAGACAACAGGTCGCACCAGGACATCTGCGCGCTGTACGACTGGGCAAGCAAACACCACTTCTGGCAGACCAACATCCTGAGCCCGGAAAGCCTGCGTAAGCAGTGGGACAAGCTGACGATGCAGCGCAGTGCTGGTGGTGAGCAGCGAGGCGGAAAGCCGGATCTGGACTTCAACAACACTGACTGGGCCTATGGGGTGATTCGATGAAATCTCTTGCAGAGCAGATGCGTAACCATGACCGCGAGCAGATGAGTCGCATGGCCCACAACCTGCCAGAGCAGCACCAGGAGCGCGCGCCGGTCGAGCAGGTGGCTCAGGTATTCAACGGGCTGTTCACCCAACTGCGTGCCGCGTTCCCGGCCAGCATGGCGAACTTCCGCACTCAGGACGACCTGAACGAATTCCGCCGTCAGTGGCTGCTGGCGTTTCAGGAGAACGGGATCCACTCGATGGCTCAGGTTGATGCCGGTATGCGCATTGCCCGCCGCCAGGAGCGTCCATTCCTGCCGTCGCCGGGCCAGTTTGTCGCCTGGTGCAAACAGAGCGGCGGGGCGCTGGGCATAACCGTTGACCAGGTGATCGCCGAATACTGGGACTGGCGTAACCGTTCGTTCGAATTCACCTCCAGTGAGCATTTCCCCTGGTCGCAGCCGGTCATGTACCACATCTGCGTGGAACTTCGCCACCGCAGCACAGAGCGCCAGTTAACGCATGGTGAGCTGGCACGCGAGGCGGGCGACCTGCTGGACATGTGGGAGAAGCGAGTCACCGAGGGTAAGCCAGTGCCGCCAGTGCGCCGGGCTATTGCCGCACCAGCTGCCGAACACGGTCCAACGCCGATCCAGCTGCTGCTGGCGAAGTACAACCGCAACAAGTCGAACGGGATGGTGTGAGATGACCATAACAATCCGTGAGCAGGTGCTGGCAGCACTGCGCAATAACCCAGGGCTGAGCAACGCCAAACTGGCAGGGCTTATCGGCATGGACACCAAAAAGATATCAGGGACGGTGAGTACGCTGCTGGCTGATGGCCTGATCAGCTGCGAAGGCAAATACGGCCAGCGCCTGTACAGCCTTACCAGTTACGGCATGCGCTTCGCCCCTGACACGATACCGGGCATGAAACAGGGTAAGTCGAAGTTAATTCAGCGGACGGACACGAACGTGATCTGCCAGGAGTGCCGCAACAGTCCGGCGATGAGAAGGGTATTGATGGTTTGGGGGAGGGTAGGGGTATGAGCGAATGGAGTGATTACCGCTGGATGGTTAGGACCATGGCGAAAGATAACGGTGTAACGCTCACCAGCATCGCCAAGCACTGCGGCGTATCGCAACGGAAGCTTAATAAAATTCTGCAAACCGGGCCATCCAAAGAACAGGAAGAGCTCATAGCCGAAGCTCTGGGGTGCGCAGGGTGTGACCTTGCGGAAATCCACAGGCAAATGGGCGAGTTATCAGACAAGTACGGGAGGGCAGGGGTATGAAAATTTACATCGCAGGACCAATGAAGGGTTACGAAAACTACAACCGTCCGATGTTTAACGCAGTAGCACAGCAGATGTTATCAGGTGGTCATGTGGCATTAAATCCGGCCACGCTCCCAGATGGTTTATCTCAGCGTGAGTATATGGACATCTGCCTGGCGATGCTTCGCTGCGCAGACGCCATTCACATGCTGCATGGGTGGCAAGAGTCGGATGGTGCCGTCGCTGAGCATGCCATGGCTAAAAAGCTGGGAATTAAAATTTCTTACCAATTTGAAGGGGCCGCACAATGAGCACTCAAATCAAACCTTGCCCGTTCTGCGGAAGCAAAGACGTAGAGGCATTCGCGCAGTACGAAGAGGATTGCCCTTACCAGTCGGCAATTGTTCGCTGCCATTCTTGCGACGCGCAGTCTGCTCAGATGGTTGGAGCGAACAAAATCAACATGGCGATTGCTGCATGGAATAAACGTGTCGGGGAGGCCGCCCAATGAGCAACATCGACAAACATGCTCTGATTGCAAAAATCAAGAAGCAGACCGAAAGCTTTGACACAGTGGTGTTGCAAGAGGATGAGGCTAACGCGCTGCTGGATGAGCTGGAAGCCGCAGAGAAGCGGATTGCTGAGCTGTCACACCATCTTCAAAGCGCGCACGCCTTTATCGAACATACAGAGGCGTTTGGCTACGAAGCCTCAAACGGGATTCTGTGCTGTGGTGATGCGCAGTGGAATATTGATGCGTCTAAGTCGGCTCTGGTCGCAGCCGGTAAAGGAGAGGCATCATGAGCACTATTACCAAAGAATGGCTCCTGACGACCATCGCGGAGCTTGAAGAAGAGCGCGATGCTGTGCCCGGCGCAGTAAACGAAGATGCGGCAATGGCGCTGGCGGCGATGAAGCTGGCGCTGGCATCGCTCGAAGCGGAGCCGGCGCACATGTTTGGTATTGGGTCGGTGTTTAAACCTCAGATATTGAGCGTGGATGAGGTTGATTGTGATAACTGCGCACATTACCAGCCTAATGTCTGCCATGGGGTAGGATGCCCTGCCGCCATGCTTCAGGGTGCCGAACCTGTAACGACGGCTTACAAGTTGCGCGATGCGGTAGAAATCATCCGCAACTCAGGAATAGAAATCGACGCTGAGAAAATCTTTGCAGAGCGTGACGCTCTAAACACTCCAGATTGTTGGTGCAGAACATGCCGGCCAGTTACCGTAACAGATATGCGATTCGTCGTCTGCCCTGATTGCGGTAACAAGCGCTGCCCGCACGCCAATGACCACCGGAATGCATGCACAGGAAGTAATGAGCCAGGGCAGGAAGGTAGCGCGTACCCAGCGGCACCGCAGCAGGAGGTGAAGTGACGAACAAGATGACGAGAGTTACCATAGATATAAATCAAGGCCCTTAGGGGCCTTTTATTCTATGATAAACGGACTTTGTTTGAGATTGACGCCATGAAGCCCAAGAAGCTAAATGCTGAGCAGCAATACAAATTAGACCTTGAATTGGTCAAGAAGAAGCCTGCGAACCGGACCGAGGCAAAAGCCCATTTGGCCGCACAGTTACGGATCAGCAAGTACAAGACGCAGACCTCTTCCAAAATCCGCGTAGGCAGTTTTAAGGGGCGGAAGAAGGTACATTTCAGTAAGGCGGAACAAGCAGCCAGGGCAGCACTAAATAAAGCAAATGCCATTAGATTTTCCGAAGGGGAGGTCGAGTCCGTCGATACGGATAGAATCTCAGAAAGTAACAAACGCTGGCGCGGGAGAACTGCTGACTAATGTCTGACTGGAATATTGCTGCAAAGCCGCAGGAAGAACGCGACAAGGTTAATGTTGACCTGGCAGCCTCCGGCGTGGCCTACAAAGAGCGCCTGAATATGCCGGTTATCGCCGAGCAGGTAGCTCGTGAGCAACCAGAGCATCTACGAGAGTATTTCATGGATCGCGTGCGGCACTATCGCGAGCAGAGCGTTGCATTGCCTAAGGCATCTGATCCTCGCTACATTGAAATGACTGAGCAAAATGCAAAATAAATTTTAGGAGATTCAAATGGAAAATAGCATGAGCATCACAACGATTCTTGAAAGAGAAAGGGAGCTTGATGATCTTGTTAAGGTGTGCCTCGATGAGCTTGAGGTGATTGACATCCATGGACAGGTTTACTCAATTCCTCTTTCCCACCTAACGAACGCAGAGCAGGTGGTACATTGGGTCTGGAAGATTGCTGAGAGAGGTGATTTCGCCATGGATGTTGTTCGTAAATTTACTGAAGTTGCGTCCCATCATGTGGGGTTTGACGCTAAAAAATAAATCGCCAAGGACCGATTTAATAGCTATACACATGTTTTACATTCCGCTCGCATCTTAACCAAATCTTTCTTGGTATAATGATTTTTTACAGGCGAATGACGTGTGAGGTCCGGGATTTATGACTTGTGAAGTATGTAACAAACAACCCCTTGGACGAAGGGACCCGCCTCTTCCATGCATGGTCTTGCAAGGCGATAAATCCTTTAACTTCAGCCATCACGGACGCGAAGCAAACGAGCGTTATTACAAATGCTCGGAATGCGGTCATGAGTGGATGAGAGAGACAGGAAATTGCGGCGAAGGCTGGATTCCTTAACTATATATTGTCGCTATTCGCAAATTGATTTTCTCAAATCATCCCGCCATAATTAAGTCGCAGTCGGCCTGAACACCCGATTGTGACTTCTGCGCATTTAAGGGGACTTAAATGCGACCACAATCTGAACTCCTCACCTTGTCACAGATGCAGAAATGCACCTGCGATTTTCTGCATTCTGCGGTTTCCGTTAGGGAGGCCGTATGACTCTTCCAGTAGACGGCATCAAACTCCATCGCGGTAACTTCGCGGCCATTGGCCAGCAGATTCAGCCATTGCTTGATGCCGGGCAATGTTTCCGCCTTCAGGTTAAGCCGTGGCGCGACAAGCGCAGCCTGTCGCAGAACGCGCTCAGCCACATGTGGTACACGGAGATCAGCGAATACCTGATCGCGCGTGGCAAGACCTTCGCTACGCCTGAGTGGGTCAAAGACGCGATGAAGCACACCTATCTCGGCTACGAAAGTAAGGACCGGGTAGACGTCGTGTCCGGAGAGGTAACCACGGTTCAATCACTCCGCCATACGTCAGAGCTGGAAACCGGCGAGATGTACATATTCCTGTGCAAAGTCGAAGCCTGGGCGATGAATATCGGCTGCCACCTGACCATTCCGCAGAGCTGCGAGTACCAGCAGCTGCGCGATAAGCAGGAGGCCTGATGTCTACTCCACTTTCCCGCGTCATCACAAACGAATTATTACGCGTTCCGGCGCGCCGCCAGCGTAAGCCTGCGGTTAAGCCGTCCGATATCCCAACACTGAAGGGCTACACCGCCCGCCTGGTGGATCAGAAATGGCTGCGTCTAGCGGCACGGAGGGCGCATGGCTAATTTATGCAAAGCGGCACGTGGCCGCGAATGTCAGGTGCGGATCCCCGGCGTATGCAACGGCAATCCTGAAACCTCAGTACTGGCTCACATACGTCTTGCTGGTCTATGCGGGACCGGAATCAAGCCGCCTGACCTGATCGCCACCATCGCATGCAGCAGTTGCCACGACGAGATTGATCGCCGCACCCGCCTGGTCGATGCGGAATATGCAAAGGAGTGCGCGCTGGAAGGCATGGCTCGCACTCAGGTCATCTGGCTTAAAGAGGGGCTCGTAAAAGCATGAATGAATATCGCATCAGTCTCCCATGGCCGCCGAGCAACAACCGCTACTATCGGCATAATCGCGGGCGCACGCACATCAGCGCAGAAGGGCAGGCGTACCGAGACAGCGTCGCCAGAATTATCAAAGACTCAATGCTCGATATCGGCCTGACCACGCCCGTGAAAATCCGTATCGAGTGCCACATGCCGGATCGCCGCCGCCGGGACCTCGATAATCTACAAAAGGCCGCATTCGATGCCCTGACGAAATCCGGTTTCTGGCTCGATGACCAGCAGGTTGATTACTACAGCGTGAAGAGAATGCCGATCGTCAAAGGCGGCAGGCTTGAACTGACCATCACCGAACTGGAGGCCGAATGCACCACACAGACTTCCTGCGGTACCAGGCAGAAAGCGTTAAGCGCGCCAGCATGCCGCCAGTAGCAAAGCACAGCCAGACCAAAACCAACCAGCCACAGAAGGAAGCCGCATGAACAGTCAGCAACTGGAATACGTACGTCAGCAGCTCATTGTGGCGACCGCAGATCTGAGCGGGGCGACGAAAGGGCAGCTGGTAGCTTTTGCAGAGAACGCGCAATTCACCGCGACGGCGCGCAGCCGGGGCCGGAAGAAAATCACTGACCCGGTCACCGGGAGGAAAGTTAACCCTGATGGACCGGCGATGAGCTGTAGCCAGTCCCGCGCTAAAAGATCATCTATCGCGCTTGTCAGCCCGGTGGAGTTCGTGACCGCATCGTGGCGCCGCGCTGTGCTGTCGCTGGAAGAGCATCAGAAAGCATGGCTGCTGTGGAACTACAGCGAGAACATCCGGTTCGAGTACCAGGTGACGATCACCCAGTGGGCGTGGGCAGAGTTCCGGGAACAGATCGGCGCGAAGAAGGTGGCGGGCAAGACGATGGACCGCCTGAAGAAACTTATTTGGCTGGCGGCGCAGGACGTGAAATCTGAGCTGGCGGGTAAGGATGTATATCAGCAGCAAGACCTGGCGGCGCTGTGTGGCGTTAAACCTGATAACTGGTGTCATAACTACGCCGACTACTGGCGGGCCATGTGCACCATCTTTAAGCGCCTTGACGGCGATTCCCTGTTGAACGCTGTGAGAACACGATCACAACAAAAGGCTACTTTTTCGCAGCGGGGTATTGCAAAAGTCAATTAAATAGCATACATTTCATGTAAATCTGATATCGTCGCCATAGCTTCGTAGGTCGACAAAGAATTAAGAGCCTCGCCATCGTGCGGGGCTTTGTTTTTTGTGCTTTCTGTAAACCAAATGGTCGTTAAAAGTTAAAAATCATTTTTTACTTATGTAAAATGTGGCCTCCAGTTAAAACAGAGAGGCCTCATCATGAAGAACTTCCAGCTTTATGTTGGCGGCACTAACAACATCACCTATCGTTACGAAATCAGAAAGGTGGATGATGCTTTTAGTGTTCGAATATTCAACGTCAAAAACAAGTTGCACAAAGAGGTCGGTTGTAAGTCGCTTCGCTTTGTGTCAGCTCATGATGTTATCGATGAGTGCACATCGCATTACAGGAGGCACGCTGAAGGCTTCAAAGGCTTTATACGTGGACTCATGATGCGTTGAAGGTGAAAATCAACAAGCAGGTCGCTCAGGCGGCCTTTTTTTGTATCTGCACAACAGGAAAGAGCATTGGCGTGAAGGGCTCATAACCCAACCCACGCAGCAGCATGGAGCGCCAACGAAATGCTCAGTGCTCTATCCGTTGTGGTGTAACTCAATTCCCGCTTGCGGGTTGAATGGGTAGAGTAACGCATCAACTGGATCACTCCAGCGGGTTAGGCATGATGCTGATGCCGGTCCCGAGTATCGGTTCGAGTCCGATCGCCACACACAGAACCCACTACCTGGGACCCTTCGGCCAGAGAGCCGACATTGCCTTACCCTCATATTGCCAGCCTGTCGCTGGCTTTTTTATTTTCAGGCCCCGGGAACCATCATCGACACGCCTAATTGTTAAATCGTCCCGAGGGCCTGAACTAACTACACACGGAATAAATATGTCTGAGACCTTCACTATCGTAGGCGTTGGTCTTACATCGTCATCAGTCGGTGTAACCTTTGCCACGCTGTTTCCGGAGGCGACTCCAGCAGTGATGCTCGGATCACTCGCCGGAACTGCGCTATACGTTCTGACCTCAGATCCCCATCAACTCTGGAAGCAGGCTATTTTTGCACTGATATCGTTTATCAGTGGCGTGTTCTTCTCCGTACCCATGGCGAAAATCATGGCCGGAATTATCAACACGCCGTTAAGCCTGATGAAGCCACCGGCCAGCATTGAGGTATCGCCAGCTGTCGGTGCAATTGTCACTGCTTCCATTTCCGTGGCAGTCCTGCTGCGTATTCTCCGCAAATCCAAAAGCGGGAAGATGCCAGGGCTGGGGGAGGAAGATAAATGACATGGCAGCTTCTTCTGATGGATGCAAACGCCATAGTTTGCCTGTTAATCATGGTCAGGCTGATGTTTTTCCGGAAAGAGGGAAAGCGTCATCGCCTGAGTGTCGCGGTGCTGGCCTATCTGGTCATTCTTGCCGCCGGATTCAACGCCTTCAACATTCTGCTCGGCCACTACGTTCAGGTTAACCTCGGCGATCTGCTGCTTAACTCCGTCATCTGCATGGCGGTGTGGCTGGCGCGGGGGAACCTGGCTAAGGTCGTCATAACGGAGTAAATCATGCAAGCAATCAACGCTCAGCGGAAAGCTTTTCTGGATATGCTTGCATGGTCAGAGGGAACCGATAAGCCAGGTCAGCCAACAAAAAACCGCGGATATGATGTGATTGTGGGTGGATCGCTCTTTACGAGCTACGCAGATCACCCTCGCAAATTGATCACGCTTAACCCCAGGCTTAAATCCACGGCTGCCGGCCGATACCAATTGCTATCCCGCTACTGGGATGCTTACCGGTCACAGCTTGGCCTTAAGGATTTCTCACCGACCAGCCAAGATGCGGTGGCATTGCAGCAGATAAAAGAGCGGCGCGCTCTTGAGTTAATCGACAATGGCAACATCAGGCAGGCCATTGAACGTTGCAGCAACATCTGGGCGTCACTACCCGGCGCTGGTTACGGACAGCACGAGCACAGGATTGAAAACCTCCTGAAGAAATTCAAAGAGGCAGGCGGTTTTGTGACAGAGCCAAAATCATGATCGTCGCTATTATCAAGAAACTATGGCTGCCCATAGTTGTGATAGTGCTGCTGGTTTCCATGGCCTGGGCTATCAACCACTACCGCGACAACGCGATCACCTACAAAGACCAGCGCGATAAGGAGACGGTCCGGGCAGACACATCAGAGGCGATCACCAACAACGTGATCACCACGATGAACCTCATTCGCGACATCTCACAGGCTACCCAGAATGCAAAGAACGAGCTGGCCCATAAAGGCGAAACGCGCATTATCTACATCAGGCAGCAGCTTGAAGGCGATCCGTGCGCTAACCAGCCTGTTCCTGCTGCCGCTACTGACAGCCTGCGGGAATACGCAGACAGTTTACGTTCCGGCCCCAGTGGTGCCGATAAGCGCTGACCTGACAGCAGACACGCCGATCCCCGGAATGGTGGTTCCGTTCACGTGGCAGGCAAGTCTTGAGTTAAACGCTCAGCTCTATACGGCGCTGGGGCAGTGCAATCTGGATAAGGCTGCGATCAGGAAAATTGAAGAAGTGAGAAAAAAATAAATTGAAATCGAGAAATGAAAGTAGTAAAAGTCAGTCATGCTGTGAGCAGTCCAGCTGAAGAGAAATCATTAAGTGTCAAATACAAAATTCTGAGCCTCGGCAATTGCCGGGGCTTTTTTGTATCCGCATTTCACCGCGCACCGCAGCGCATTCAAACCACGTCGAACCAAACCCTTTGAAATGAGCCTTTGAGGAAGTCAGTTAGTGCTGGCGAGCCTCGACGGGCTGATTTCCTATGCGGCAAAGGTTCATCTCAAAGAAAGGTACACGCTATGAATAATCCGTCAGTTATTCCGGCTTTCGATTTTCGTGAAATGGTAACGACTCTCGATAACAAGATAATCACCACATCACTCAAGGTGGCTGACTACTTTGGCAAGCGACATAAAGACGTTTTGCGCGCCATACGTAACCTGAAATGCTCCGATGACTTCACCCGGCGCAATTTTGCGCCCATTGATTTTATTGATAAAAATGGCGATGTTCAGCCTATGTATAACATCACCCGCGACGGATGCATGATGCTCGTGATGGGATTCACCGGTAAAACAGCTGCCGCAGTAAAGGAGTGCTACATCAATGCCTTTAATTGGATGGCGGAGCAACTGAGCCGAAGAGTTGCCATGGGTGAAGAAATGCAACACCGCTACGCCATAAAAGAAACGCGCTCAAAGCTCAAGGGAACGATCGGCAGTCGGTTGATGAACGAAAGGAAGAAGGAAAAACGCGTGCTGAAGCTTGAGCATGAGCACATCATGCAGGTGATGCAGCCAGAATTGCTGATTGGCTGATTGACATTACAGAAGCTCTTCACTGAGGGGCTTCGATAATGTGGATGCATGGTATTCCCCCTTGATAGATTTTGCGCTATAAAGGAACTAGAAATAGGCGGCGGCTGTCTTTTGAGGTTGGTATTAACCTTCGTTATTGTTGGTGCAAGTGGTGGCGCACTTGTCTTCTTGTCAAACTTCGTTATAGCTGAATTAATTAGTTTTACCTCAACTTACCTCTACGCAAAAGGAGCCTCTATGACTAAAAAATCTATGGATAAATTGTTAAACTGGAAAAAGAACTCATTAGTCAGCCGCCGCTTCAGGGTTACCCTGCTGAAGAGCTTGTGAAATTCAAGCGAAAGCAAATTTCTACTAACCGCCTCCGGGCGGTTTTTTATTGCCATCACCATGGGAAGTCTCATCGTAATGGCAATATTCCCTACAGCGGATAAAGAGGATCTCAATGTCCGACATCTACCAAATCACGCTAACCACCCAAACAGGCGAAACCTTCACGGGCAAGATGTCACGACGTCAGCCTGAGCTGGTGAACGGCTTTGTGCCGCTGGCGACCGAAACGGGCGAGTGGCTTTACTTCGCTCCTGGCGACGTGAAGCGCGTGCAGTTCACGCCAGTACCGGCAGAGGAAGTCACCAATGGCGACGAGCAGACTGTCAGTTGAAATCAAAAGCAGGTGGTGGCTTCCCGTTTACATCAGGACGCTGACACTGCTCTGCTTGATGATGCGGTGCGAGCCTGATTACCAAAAGGTGGGTAACTTCATCGTTAAGTATGGCATTAGCCAGAAGTTGAAGCATGAGCCTGTAAAGAGATAACGGAGTAACGAATGGCAAGTCTGACAATTAAGCAAGAGGCTTTCTGTCAGGCATACATCGAAACGGGTAATGCTTCAGAGGCTTATCGGACGGCGTATGCTGCTGACAAGATGAAGCCAGAAGCAGTGCACGTAAACGCCAGCAAACTTCTGGATAACGCTAAGGTAGCACTAAGGGTGAGAGAACTTCAGGGAGAGATTAAGCAGCGCCATAACGTTACTGTCGATTCTCTCCTGGCTGAATTGGAAGAGGCCAGGCAGAAAGCCTTGAGCGCAGAAACGCCACAATCATCAGCTGCTGTGGCTGCGACAATGGGCAAGGCCAAGCTGGTTGGACTGGATAAGCAGATTGTCGATCACACCTCATCCGATGGAACCATGACTCCGAAGCCTACCGTTATCCAGCTACTCCCCGTTGAGCCCAAATCATGAGTAACGCCGTTCAGCTGCCAATCCCCGCAAAGCTTGCGCCACTGTTCACCGCGGTGAATAAGCGTTATCGATGCTCGCACGGTGGGCGTGGCAGCGCCAAGACCCGCACCTTCGCGCTGATGACTGCCGTAAAGGCGTATCAGTCGATGATGAATGGTGAAAGCGGGGTGGTACTCTGCGCGCGTGAATTCATGAACTCGCTGGAAGAGTCGAGCATGCAGGAGGTGAAACAGGCGATCCTGTCTGTTCCCTGGCTGGCCGCCAACTTTGATATCGGCGAGAAGTACATCCGCACCATCGACAAGAGCGTTAACTACGTGTTCTGCGGTCTGAGGCATAACCTCGACAGCATCAAGTCGAAAGCGCGCATTCTGCTGTGCTGGGTCGACGAGGCTGAATCAGTCAGCGAAATAGCCTGGCAGAAGCTGAGCCCGACCGTTCGTGAGGAAGGTTCAGAGATTTGGGTGACATGGAACCCGGAGCGCGACGGTAGCGCCACGGATAAGAGGTTCCGTAAAGAAGCCGGCGAAGACTGCATCACCGTTGAGATGAACTACACGGATAACCCGTGGTTCCCTGATGTGCTTGAGGGCGAGCGGCAGAACGATCAGCGCCGCCTAGACCCGGCAACATACGCGTGGGTGTGGGAAGGGGCCTATCTCGAAAACTCCGATAAGCAGGTCCTGGCCGGAAAATACCGGATCGCTGAGTTCTCGGACCAGTTATGGAAAGAGGCCGAACGTCTGTTCTTCGGAGCTGACTTCGGTTTCGCTAAAGACCCGAACACGCTAGTTCGCTCGTTCATCCTGCATAACCGGCTTTACATCGAGTATGAGGCGTACGGTCAGCAGACAGAGCTCGACCACACGCCGGAGCTGTATGACACAATTCCCGGATCTCGTGACTGGCCCATCAAGGCCGACTCGGCACGACCTGAGACAATCAGCTATCTCAAGCGGCAGGGCTTCAACATCTCGGCTGCCGAGAAATGGCAGGGGAGCGTTGAGGACGGCATCGCCCATCTTCGCGGCTTTGACGAAATCATTATCCATCCCCGCTGCAAGAACGTGGCGCGTGAGGCTCGCATGTGGTCGTACAAAACGGACCGCATCACCGGCGAGGTGTTACCGAAGCTTGCCGATGGTTACGAGCACTGCTGGGACGGTATCCGCTACAGCCTCGACGGTCACATTAAGCGCAAAGGGCAGATAGCCGGGATGATGATTCCCAAAAGACTTAGATAATGAGTTAGGCGATAAGAAGTAAAGAACATTCTGAATGAGCCGATAATTATCTTCTCAACAACAGGAGGATAATATGGACTATTGGTTTATCTCTTATGAAATGGTGAATGCGCAAGGTCAGAGGGGCAAAGGGCATGGCTTCTTTCCAAAAAATGACGATGAAGACATTGAGGAATTCGCCAAACGCATCATGGATCAAGTCAGCCGCAATCACGGCTGCGATTCGGATAAAGTAGTTTTAATATCATTTAATCGCGTTTAATAAACAACACTGTTCTAAGGTCGCCGCGGCGGCCTTTTTTATTGCCATAAATCCAAGTAAAGGAGGCAACATGACCTTAATAGCGTCGCTCGTTGCGCTTCTTATAGTGGCGTTTGTGATTGTGATGAGCTGGACAGGTCATGCTGCTCCTATTCCTCCCAGGCGCAAGCCTAAACCTTTGAGCGGATATCAGCCAACACGAACAGCCAAATCAGGAAAAGTATTGCCGCCACCTAAAAATCGCTAACGGACAAACCATGACTGACCAATTAACTCTCGCCGTCAACCATGCGTTGAACGATGCGCGGATGGCGCGCGCCCGAATGGGGCTGATGGCACCGACTATGGGGCTGGACAATAAGCGTCATTCCGCATGGTGCGAGTATGGCTTCCCTGAACAGGTCACCTACGAAAACCTTTACGCCCTGTACCGACGCGGCGGTATCGCTCACGGTGCAGTTGAGAAGCTGGTGGGCAAGTGCTGGCAGACTAACCCGGAAATCATTGAGGGTGATCAGGCAGACAAAAAGCGCAAAGAAACGGCCTGGGAGAAAAATTCCAAGCAGGTATTCAACAACCGGTTCTGGCGCTCATTTGCCGAGGCGGATCGCCGTCGCCTTGTCGGACGTTATGCAGGTATCCTTCTGCACGTCCGCGATGAAAAAGACTGGAACCTTCCGGTAACTAAAGGGCGAGGTCTTCAGAAAATATCAGTGGCGTGGGCCGGATCGCTCACGGTGAGCGAGTGGGACACTGGCCTGAACTCGAAGACGTACGGCCAGCCGAAGATGTGGCAGTACGCCGAACGGTTGCCGAATGGTTCAAGTCGCCGCGTCAATATCCACCCCGACCGAGTCTTCATCCTTGGTGATTACTCAGACGATGCCATTGGGTTCCTTGAGCCAGCTTATAACGCATTTGTTAGCCTGGAGAAGGTAGAGGGCGGTTCAGGTGAGTCATTCCTGAAGAACGCAGCGCGCCAGCAGAACATCAACTTCGACAAAGAGGTTAATTTTAGTGACCTGGCTTCGATGTATGGCGTATCGGTTGATGAGTTGCAGGAGCGTTATAACGACGCGGCAAGAGAGTTAAACCGAGGGAATGACACGCTACTCATTACCCAAGGGGCAAACGTTACATCGCTGGTTTCTCCGGTTTCGGACCCTTCTCCGACATACGATGTAAACCTGCAAACAGCTTCCGCAGGCGTTGATATTCCTACGCGTATTTTGGTTGGTAACCAGCAGGCTGAGCGATCCAGTACCGAAGACCAGAAGTACATGAATGCACGCTGCCAGTCGCGCCGCGTGGACCTGTCTTTTGAAATAGAGGACTTCTGCGACAAACTTATCGACCTGCAGATCGTCGACTCAGTAAGCCAGAAGGCTGTTATCTGGGATGACCTGAACGAACAGACCGGTACTGAGAAGCTCACTAACGCCAAGACCATGGGCGAGATTAACCAGACCATGCAGGGCAGCGGTGATGAACCAGCATTCAGCCGTGAAGAGATTCGTACAGCTGCGGGTTATGACAATGACGACGAAGAGCCGTTAGGAGAAGAGGATGGCGACGAACAAGACGAAGCCACCAATTCTACCGCGTAACTATCAGGATCCGACCGGAGCCGATGCGCTGGAACGCCGGGCAATGAAAGACTTCGCCAGGCGGATGAATAAGATTGGCAAGGCGTACAAATCAGCACTAGACAAAATACCTTCCTCCCTCGCAGTAAACGCCAGATACGAATACCAGCTAAACCCGACGCTACTCTCCATCATCCTGAACGATGCCAGTTACCTGGTGGATCAGGTGCTGCTTGAAGGTGGCGATTACGACCTGTGGTTTTACGAGTACATCGATCTGGCGTCGGAGAAAGGGACCGGGCAGTCGTTCTACAACCTCAGCCAGCAGTCGCCGGTGTACGCCGCTGGTCGTGAGTCGTTAGCGTCCATCCTCGCAAGCGACCCATATCAGCAACGTATGGCGCTGGTGCATGCGCGTGTATTTGAGGAAATGAAGGGGCTGACTGCTGACGTTAAGCGAGATATGGCGCGCGTGTTGACTGATGGCGTGGGCCGTGGTCTCAATCCGCTGGACATTGCCCGCAACCTGACGGACCAGACCGGCATCGAGAAGCGCAGAGCAAACCGGATAGCACGCACCGAAGTGACTACCGCGCTGCGCCGGGCTAAGTGGGATGAAGACCAGGAGGCGAATGACCTTTACGGCCTTAAAACGCTTCTGGTTCACATCTCGGCGCTTTCACCGACAACGCGGCATACCCACGCAGTGCGCCATGCCCACCTCTACACCAATGAAGAGGTCCGTGACTGGTACAGCAAGGATGGCAACTCCATCAACTGCAAATGCAGCCAGCAGTCGGTGCTGGTGGATGCGGACGGTAATCCGGAATACCCGGACACCATCACGAAACTCAAACAGGAATATAAATCGATGCAGGCGCGCGGTTACGCCTGGGCGGAGAAATAACTATGCCTATGCAGGTCAACATCACCACGAAGGTGAACAGTCAGTCTATCCGGCGCGAAACATACAACGGGCGTGAGCACCTGGTGCTGCCGAGCTACACGCTGCCAGCGAACGTCGTCATGAATGGCGGCTTGTACACGCAAGAGCAAATCGACGCCCACTATAAGGGGCTGGAGGGCACCCTGGCACCGCTTGGGCACCCTCAAGTTAACGGTCAGTTCGTGTCTGCTTTCTCCCCAGAAGGGATTAACGCAGGCCATATAGGTGCGTGGAACCGCAACGTTAAGAAGTCCGGTAATCGCATCTATCTCGAAAAGTGGGTTGATGTGGCCCGTGCCAGCGAGTCGGAAGGTGGAAGGGAGCTTCTTGAGCGTGTCGCTGCCATTGAGCGCGGTGAAGACGTTCCGCCGATTCATACCAGTGTTGCCGCATTCCTCGACCAGCTTGAACCGAACGAGCAGGAGCGCTCAACAGGTGCGGAATGGGTTGCCGACATCCATCGCATGGACCACGACGCAATCCTGCTGCATGAGGTCGGAGCCGCCACCCCTGAGCAGGGCGTCGGCCTGATGGTTAACGCCGATCTGGCACAGCCGCTTAAAGCGAACTCGGGCGCGCTGGTGGGCGAATCCTACCGGGAGCGCGAACAGCGTCTCGATCGCGCAGCCAAAGCGAAGTTTGCGGCTGGCGCGGATGAATACGCCTGGATTGCTGACTTCACTGACTCGCAAGCGGTAATCATCCGCAACGGCGGCACCGCTGAGGTGTTTAGCTACAAGTCTGAGGGCGGCGTTATCACCTTCGATGATACCGGCACCGCAGTAGCGCGCCAGGAGTCATGGGTGGCAGTCGTCGCTAACAAATTCAAAGCTCTATTCACACCGCAGGAACAGCCTGCACCAAACCACAAAACGGAGGGCGACATGCCTTTAACCAAAGAAGAACTGGAACAAATCGGCAGCATGATCGGCCAGGCTGTTGCGACCAATACTGAAGCGGCTATTAAGCCTCTCGCGGAAAAGGTTGATGCGCTACAGGCCAACCAGAAGCAACTCGCTGACACCCTGACCGCAAACTCACGCGCTGAAGAGAAAGCCAAGCGTGATGCGGTTGCCAAGGTCCATGGCGACATCGTGGCTAACGCGCTTTCTGGCGATGCCCTGGACGCCATGTTCAAGTCGCTGGGCGAAGCTGCTCCGCTGGGCACCAACAACGCACAGCAACACAAAGAAACCGGCGCGCCATCTGCTGCCGAATATTTCAAATAAGGAGCCGGAATAATGCCACGTTATCGTCGCGTTAACATTGACGGTCAGTCTCTGTACAAGACCGAAACCCGCACCACGGCCGCCGAGCTACTTCCAGGCACTGCGGCAACCATCAACTCCTCAGATAAGTTTGCTCAGGCCACTGCGCTGACCGGCCGCCTGTACATCATCGATGTCGGTTACCATCAAGGACTGACCATCACAGAAGCAATCCCGTCGGGTGATTCCGCCGTCGGCAACTACGTCGAAGAAGGCCGTGAACTGGCTTTACGCTGCCTTCCTGGGGCGTACAAGAAAGACAGCCCAATCAAGCTGGGCACTGCTGGTCAGTTTACCCTGGCAACATCCGACACTGATTCTGTGATCGGCTACAGCCAGGATGAATACACAATCGCGGCAAGCACCACTGACTTCATTCGCGTGCGTATGCGCGTTGGCACCGTAGCCGCCGCTGGCGCGTAACAAAAGGATAAACGCATATGTACTTTTCTAAAGAGACACTGGCGACTAATGCTCGCCTTGGCGCTCACTGGAATGAGTTGTGGGCTAACCGCAACATGTGGAACGCGCAACATGACTCTATGATTGCCGTCAACCGCGCGCACATGACGCCGGAGATGTTGGCATGTAACGCTGTTGGTGGTTTCGCTCGAGATTTCTGGGCTGAAATTGATAACCAGATTTTGCAGTTGCGAGATCAGGAAGATGGCATGGAAATCATCAATGACCTGATGGGCGTCCAGACCGTACTTTCAGTTGGCAAGACGGCGAAGTTATATAACGTTGTCGGCGACATTGCCGATGATGTTTCTGTGAGCATTGACGGTCAGGCTCCGTTCTCCTTCGATCACACTGACTACGCTAATGATGGCGACCCAATTCCGGTATTTACTGCTGGCTACGGTGTAAACTGGCGTCACGCGGCGGGCCTGAATTCAGTCGGCGTGGATCTGGTGCTGGACTCTCAGATGGCTAAGCTTAAAAAGGTGAATAAGCGCCGTGTAGCTTATTACCTTTCTGGCGATTCGAAAATTCAGGTACAGGGTTATCCAGCCCAGGGCATGAAAAACCATCGTAACACGAAGAAAATTAACCTCGGTTCTGGGGCGGGTGGGGCAAACATCGATCTGACAACCGCCACCACCGAGCAGATCATTGAATTCTTCGGTAAAGGAGCCTTCGGCACTACTGCTCGCGCCAACAAGGTTTCTTCATATGATGTCATGTGGGTGTCGGATGAGATCTGGGCAAACCTGGCTAAGCCGTATGTAGTGAACGGCGTTATCAGTGGTAACGTTCTGCAAGCGGTCCTGCCATTTGCACCGGTTAAGGAAATTCGACCAACCTTCGCGCTCTCCGGGAATGAGTTCATTGCTTATGTCCGCCGTCGCGATGTGATCTCTCCACTGGTTGGCATGGCTCAGGGCGTTATTGCCCTGCCACGTCCACTGCCTAACGTTAACTACAACTTCCAGATCATGTCTGCTGAAGGTCTGCAAATCACCGCGGACGATCAGGGCCTGTCTGGCGTTGTCTACGGCGCTAACCTGGCGTAAGGAAACAGCATGGCTAAATACGAAGTTGTGCGCCCATGGTTCGGCGTGAAGGTTGGCGACGTGGTGGAGTTGAAAGATCTTCACCCGGCGCTGAAGTCTAACGTCCGGCTGATGAAAGGTGAGGCTGGTGGTGAGCTAAAACCTGGAACACCTGATGCCGGTACCGGTGAGAAATCCCGCAAAGAGGTTATCCAGGCTCGTCTGACTGAACTGGGCATCGAGTTTAAAGGCAATCTGGGAGCTGAAAAGCTCAGTGAACTGTTGCCGGATGGCGAACTCGAAAAGCTTTTCCCTGCTGAATAACAGCCGCCGCTAAGGCGGTTTTTTATGCCCCGCTCCGGCGGGGTATTTCACGGAGTCGATAATGGTAACTCTCGAACAGGCAAAGGAGTATCTGGAGAGCCAGGGAATTACCATTCCCGATTTTGTTCTTCAGGCTCTCGTCGACCAGGCCAACAGCATCCAGGAGTGTCTTGATGCTCATTATCCGGCATCGACAGCGCTGCTGATTCAGCTCTATCTGCTGGCGCTTATGGGGCTCGGGCAGGGGGATAAATACATCTCCAGCCAGACAGCTCCGAGTGGTGCGTCGCGCTCTTTCCGGTATCAGTCGTTCACCGATCGCTGGAAAGCATCAGTGAACCTGCTGCGCGGGCTGGATAAGTACGGTTGTGCAACCTCCCTTATTCCTGCCGACCCTACCGCCACCCCGTCATTCGCTGGTATCTGGATCGGTAAGGGCGGCTGTATGTGCGGGGATAAGTGATGACGTACAAATCAGTTAAGCACGGTCTACCGCGCTCGTTCACCCGCGTCTGGGTGATGACCGACACCGGGCGGGAGACTACCGGCTACGTGAAATCGGACGGCGAGTGGCATATCAACTGTGAGCGCATCCGGGCGACCGGCGCGAAGGTGCTGAGGTGGAAGGAGGGCTGATGTCATCGGTAGCGAACTGGAGCTATACCGCCACGGCAACCATATGGCGCAAGATGGACGGCAATGACGAATACGGCGATCCGCTTGGCTATTCCGAGCCTGAGCAAATCCTCTGCGATTACGAGGGCGGACTCAGCAAGAAGTTAGCCAGCCTTGGCGCTGAAATCGTCGTGAAGAACACTGTCTGGACGGAGTTCGCGTTGGCGGCCGCTGGTGATTACCTGCTGATTGGCATATCGACCGAAGCTGATCCGGTTGTCGCCGGTGCCGACGAGGTGAGGCAGGTTATCCGTTATGCCGATACGTTCGAGCGCCTGGCGGATGATTACGCCATCCTGACGGGAGTGTAGACATGGGCATAAAAGTGAAGGGCATCAGCCAGGCGAAGAAGCACCTGAACGATGTCATCAACGACGTTAAGGGCCGTAAGGTAATTCGCGCGTTGCAGTCGGCGATGATGCTTATCGGCACCCGGGCGGCATATTACACCCCGATCGACACCTCAACTCTGATTAATAGCCAGTTCCGCGAAATCGACGCTGGCGGGGTGCTCATCACCGGGCGCATCGGTTACTCAGCCAACTATGCCGCGTACGTGCACGAAGCGTCAGGCAAGCTGAAAGGCCAGCCGCGCGCGCACTTCGGCGTGACCAGTAACCGGTCTGAATTTGGTCCGCAGAAGCCGAAAGAGTTCGGTGGCGGAACCGGAACTGGTAACTACTGGGATCCGCATGGCGAGCCTCAATTCCTGACCAAAGGCGCGAATGATGAGCGCGATAACGTTGATGCGGTGATGCGCAAGGAGCTTTCGCTATGACACCCATGATGCACGAGAGGGTGCGCAACATGTTCGTCGACGCTGGGCTAACTACCGGCTTTACGGTGCAGCAGCTGATGTACGACGACCCGGGCGACCTGTCGAAGGCGATCATGGTATTCAGGCCAAATGGCGGGTCGAATATTCGAACTGACCTCGGCTCTGAGTACCACGTTCTGGTCGATGTCGTAGGCGCAAAAGATAAGCGCAAAGACGCGCTCAACGCTGTGCTGCGCATCGTCGATTACGTCCAGGCCAACCCCATGGCTGACGAGTGCGTCGGCTACATCCAGAACATGGGCGCAATCCCTGCGCCGGTGCTCACAGAAGAAGGGCGAATAGTCTTCCGACTCCAGTTCGCCTGCACTTACGGCGAATAGCCATCCCCAACCAAATAACCCGCTTCGGCGGGTTTTCTTTTATACGTCAAAGAGGAGTTTCACATGGCTAATTGCCAGAACTCGAACGAGCGCCTGTTCGGCGGTGCGGTCGTGCTGGAAGTCGCCGATGGCTGCCCGGACGTCAAGCCACTCGAAGGTGAGTGGATGGCGCTGGCCGCTGGTACGTCTAAGGGCTTCGACTTCAACCCGAACTCGGTTACCTCTGATGCAGATGACGGCGGCGGCTATGTCGAGACCATCATCACCAACAGTGATTTCACCCTGAGCTTTGAAGGTGAAGTGCGCAAGAAGGACAAGCTGGATCAGTACGGCGTTGGCAAGTTCATCAAGTATTTCGCTGACGAGCTGAAGGCCAAGCGCCAGCCTGGGATCTGGGTGCGCATGGGCTACGGCCCGGTCGAATTCGTCGGCTATATGAACATCACGGCGCTGAGCTCTGACGGCGGTACCAACGACATCGTCACGTTCTCTACCGAGTTCAAAGTCGGTGATGCAACCACCATCGAAGTGAACGAGCTGACTGCTGTAGCGGTGACTGGCGTAACGGTGACTCCGGCTACCAGCACCGGCACGGCAGGTGGCACCAGCACTTTCACGGTCAACATCGCACCAACCGGCGCTACAAACAAAGATTTCACTGTAGCGACAACCGATGCGACCAAAGCTACGGCCACTGTCTCCGGAAACACCGTTACCGTGACGCGGGTCGCCACCGGCAGCGCGCAGATCATCGTCAACACCGAAGACGGCAACTTTGTGGCTGTGCATACGGTCACCGTTACCTAACGGACATTCCAAAGGGCGGCGTGCTGCCCTTGATAATGACTGTTTAATGGAAGGCATATGACTGCTTTAACCGATATTGGCGAACTATCTATTAGCGACAGCCGCGCAGGCGGTAAAGATTACCTGCTACGGCCTTCATTCGAGGCTATGACGAGGATCGGCACCCCGGAAGAGATCGTGCAGGCATACGCCACCATCCACGGCAATGATGTCGCTCGGCTCATTGAGGTTTGCGCTGGCACGCTGGGGCGCTTTCCTGAATGGCTGTCTCCTTCTTTCAACCGCGCCGCTGAGAAACTTTTATCAACGTGCATGCTGGTGCTGCAATCGTGCTGCGATGACGACCTGACGCCAATGATAGGCGAGTGGAAGGGGTGGCGGAACTGCGTCGTATACCGGCCGGGCAAATTGCCAAAGAACGACATTATCGTGCTGGCGCAGCACCTCATGCAGCACGGAATCGTCGGAAAAGCCAAGGTTCGCCAGTTGCAGCGCCATGAAACAGGCGAGCGCACTAAAGAGTTTAAAGCATTCGACTACATCAGCGCAGCTCGCAGCCACTTCGGAATGAACCGCACTGAAGCCTCTCAGTTAACAATGACCGAATTTCAGATGCTGCTGGCGGCGAAATACCCGGACCAGAAAGGTTTTACAAGAGAAGAGTACGACAGCATCGCCGACGAATACCTGGCTAAACAGGCCGCTCGCAGGGCAAATGTTAGTGGCTAATATAATGAAATTTACAAAATTACCTTTTTTTTGTACCTGCCTTACTTGCAGGGTCATTGAGTAGGGGTTATAGTTCGCAACAATGATGTGGGCGGCTCGCACCCCATACAAGTGAGGTTTACCTCCGCGAGCCTAACCCACCACACTCCCTCTAATTCCCCGAATTCGGTTAATAAAAATGGAAAGACAGTACGCAGTACTTCTTGACGCAGGGTTCTTGCGCCGAAAATTAGGTTCTCAGGCAGCACCAATGACAGCTCAAAATGTCGAGGATTTAGTTAATAAAATTAAAGGACGAAATGAGTTATTAGGGATGCGATTATATCGTGTGTTCTATTACGACGCTGAACCTTTCACAGGTACTAAAACACATCCTATATCCAACGCTGTTACAAACTTTGGCGCTACACAAATGGCCATTGATTGTAATACATTGTTAGATGAGCTTAAGGTCAAGCCTTTTTTTGCTGTGCGCCTAGGAGAACTCAATTTTAGAGGGTGGAAGGTTTCAGATGCTGCTCTTCAGGCAGGTGCAGGGGGCACAGCGACAATTAATGCTCATAATGTTTCTCCCAATCTTCAGCAGAAGGGCGTTGATATGAGGATTGCACTAGATATCTCATCTATGACCTTAAAAAACCAAGCTGACGTTTTTTGCTTGGTAACAGGTGACTCAGATTTTGCACCCATTATCAAATTTGCTAGATCTGAAGGAAAGCAAGTATTCACATATACTCTCGGTCATAGAGTAAAACCATCTTTGCCTATTCATTCTGACCTCCATATTTCTGAAACGTACGCCAATTTGTAAATATCAATCATTTCTTAAAACCCGCTTAGGCGGGTTTTTTTATGCCCGGAGAATGACATGGCAGGTGAGAAGAACGCCGGTAGCATCGTTTATGAAATCAGCGCCGACGTTGAGCCGCTGTTACAAGGCGGCAAACAGGCCATTGATGCTCTGGATAAACTGGATGCTGCGGCCCAGCAGTCCGGAAAAGGCATGGATAACCTCGACGAGAGCACCTCACAAACCGGGGCCGCGTTTACAGAACTGGCTGGATATGCCAACTCCATGGATAACCAGCTGCGCAAGCTAAATACCAACGTCAGCGGCATTGCCCGCGCTATGGAAGAGGCCCGCAGCGGTACCGGCGGCGCTAACAGCGAGTTTAATCGCGCTGAATCAATCATCGAGGCGCTGGGTAATCAGTTAGCTGTGCTGGATGAAGCGCAGGAGAATGGCGCGCGCAGTGCTGCTATTCTTGCCGCCCAACTCCGCGCCGGGTCAAAAGCGACAGACGAAGAAAAACAGAAGATCGGCGAGCTGACCGGTCGCCTGTATGACATGAAGACTGGCGTTGAAAATGGTGCAAAAGGCACTGGTAGCTGGAAAACCAGCATGCAGCAGGCCGGTTACCAGGTGCAGGACTTTATCGTACAAGTCCAGGGTGGGCAGTCTGCATTAGTAGCATTCGCTCAGCAGGGATCGCAACTCGCTGGCGCGTTTGGTCCAGGCGGCGCGGTAGTTGGCGCAGTGATCGCGTTGAGCTCTGTCATCGCTGGCGTGCTGATTACATCGCTTAATGGTGGAAAGAACGCCATGGACGCGCTGAAAGATGCAGCCGAAGCGATGGATAAGGTGATCACCATTTCCCAAAATGGCGTGGCCGCTCTGTCTGATAAGTACGCGAACCTGGCAAGAACAAACGCCGAGGCAGCAACCATCCTGAGAAATCAGGCAATGATTGAGTACAACGCTGCCATAGCGAAGATCCCTAAATCCATCAACGATGCTTCCAGCTCTATCGTTGGATTCACCGACAAGTTGAAGACTTCTTTCGTTGGTGGTATTGCCTCCATCGATGAATTCAACAAAAACCTTTCTACAGTCGGGGCAACAGCTGACAACTACTCGGCCGCCATGGGGCAAGCAAGGGACGCCGGGGCAAAGTTCACCGTTAACGCCAACGCGATCCAGAACACAGTAACCACGCTTGCGGATAAATTTGGCGTGTCTGAGCAGCGCGCATTCGAGCTAAGCAAGCAACTCTCTGATGTGGCGAACAATCCAACGCCTGAAGCACTACAAAGGCTCGTTCTTGAACTTCAGAGCACAGAGAGTTCGACAAAGTCAGGTGCTGATGCAATAAGAACGTTCCTTGGCCCGCTAACGGAACTCGTTCGAGTGGCTGGCGAGGCCCAGATCAATCTCTCAGGAATGAAAAAAGAGGTCGACAATCTTACCTCGGGGCAGAAGAACCTTATAAAGCAGTCAGAACGCAATCTGGCACTGTCTAAGCTACAGGGTGAAGCCCGCGCTCGATTGCAGGCTCAATACGCTGCCGAAGATGCCGGGTTTGCGAAGGATGACCCGCACACCAAGCAGATGCAGGATGACGCTGCCGCCACTTACAAAAATACAGAGGCGCAGAAGGCCCTCAAATCCGAACAGAAGAAAGGAGCGTCTCAGGCGGAGTCTATCGCTCAGAAGCTGGCTAATCTCAAGCAGCAATCGGAGCTTGCCGCTGACTCAACAAATAAACTTAGTCGCGAGCAGGCGATCCTTAATGCGCAGCAGTCTCTCGGAAAAGGAGCCACAAAAGAACAGCTCGCGCTGGCGGGGCAGTACGCGGCGGCAAAATGGGATACGGCCAACGCGCTCAAAGCACAGGCCGCAGCCGAGAAGCTCCTGCCAGAAGCGCGTGAAAACGCAAGCTATAAGCAGGATGTTCAGGATCTGAATACCGCTCTGGCTGCTAAGAAAATCAGTCAGGAGCAGTTCAATCAGACATCTGAGAGACTCGAGGCCACACACCAGGCAAACCTCGCAAAAATCCGCGCGCAGCAGGCGGTGACGCCACAGCAAGATGCTGTAGGAGGCGTTGATCCGGTTCAGCAACTAGCGAATGAAAACGCCCGAAAACTCGCGCTTATTCAGGCATACGAGCAACAGGGGCTTATCACTCACCAGAACGCACTGGCTCTACGCGCCGCAGCCGACACTGAATACGAGCAGCAACGCCTTGCGGCACAGTGGACTCTATTCTCTCAGCAAAGCGCAGCCAACCAGATGCTTGCGGCATCTCTTGATGCTCTTGGCAATAATGCATCCAGCGCTTTCGCTGGAATTATCACTGGCACGCAAAGTGGTGAGGAAGCTGTTCGTTCACTCGCTAACTCTGTTGTTAACCAACTGATCAACTCCTTTGTGCAAATGGGCGTCGAGTGGGCTAAGTCTGCAATCATGGGTTCAACAACCCAGCAGGCTGCAATTGCAGCGACAACGTCAGCTCAGGTTGCTGGCATTGGTGTGCAATCCGCTGCCAGTACCACAGCTGCCGCTGCTTCGACTGCCGCATGGACTCCGGCGGCTATCATGTCCTCCGTGGCTTCATTCGGTGGCGCTGTTGCTATTGGCCTTGGCGCGATGGCTGGCATCCTGGCACTGTCAGGCAAACGCAAGAACGGCGGCCCTGTATCGGCTGGTGGGATGTATCAGGTCGGCGAAGGTGGCATGCCTGAGATTTACCAGGCCAGCACCGGTAAGCAGTACATGATACCGGGCGACAACGGCAAGGTAATTAGCAACAAGGATATGCAGAGCGGGAGTGGTGTAATAATCAACAATATCGTGCAGAATTACACCTCTGCTACTGTTGATTCTCAGGGAGCTGTGAACTCAGATGGTAGTATTACCCTCACTACGATTATCGCGGATTTGAATAATGGAGGCCCGATAAGTCAGGGTATAACCAGCAACTTCAACGTGAAAAGAACCCCGAACGGTCAGGGATAAGGAGGTTTACGTGGTCATAGAGCCGGGCGAAATGCAGTCAATACCAACCGAGATAGGTAAGCCACATAAGATATGCCCGAACAGGGCGGTCGAGGTTGTCTTTACTCTAAATGATGGATCAAAAATTAAGGGTATAGCGCCAGCTGGCGAAGATCTGGAGTTTACCAATAATGGCGATATCGTTGACATAAAAATCAATATTTACGAGGCACCATCCGGGCCCCGGCTTGTTGATTAATCAAACCCGCTTCGGCGGGTTTTTTAATGCCTGGAGTTTAGATGCCAATTATCGATTATCCCGACTGGCTGCCACTGGCGCAGAAAGCCAGCAAAAACATGACTCTCGATACCGGGTTCCAGACCGATCAGCCAGCGGTCGGCCCGGCAATCTTCGAGAATCAAACCGACGACCTGAAAGTGACCTGGTCACTGACGTGGATCTTCACTCTGGCGCAGGAGCGCGCTTTCCAGCAGTGGCTACGCAGCCCGAACTACCTCAATCGGGGCCTGAACTGGTTCCGGATGAGTATCAATCTGGGCGGTAGTGGCCTGCAATTGCAGGAACTTCACTTCACGCAGATGCCGGTGCAAACCAGTATAGACGGCGGGGTGGTAACCTGAACAGGAACGGTTGTTGCCAACCATCTGTACAACGCTGACGACGAGTTTGACGATATCATTGTTGAACTGCCGCCGCCGTGGGATTCGTGGCTGGATATCGTTGTCACGGGTTATCCGGACGGCCGCGATCCGGAATCACTACCGAGGGTTCCGTAATGCCGAGCTTCAGGGAGTACAAGCAGCAGCGCCCGACGCGCGGACTGTACGACACTATCACGTTCTACCATCCATCCTTCGGCTATGTCCGCCTGGTCGATAAGCAGTTCTTCCCGAAGACGCTTGGCGGCCAGACGTACACACCCGCCCGTTTTGAAATCGAAGAGAGCCAGCAGAGCGGTACGCCGGTGATCGACGCGACGGTGAAGTTAGGGCGGCTGTCGTCTGACATCAAAGCTCTCATGAAGCAGTGGAAAGGGGCGGCTCGGCTAACAGCTATTACGGCCACGCGGCAGATCTTCGACAGCGGCGATGTGTCGGTACCAATTAAGTCGTGGCAGCTATACGTCAAGACGGTGGATATCGATGCCGACTCAGCGTCGGTAACCCTTTCTGTCACCAACCCTCTGAATAACAATATTGGTCGCCTTTATGATCCAGTCGAGTACACGGGACTTCAGTACCTCTGATTTTATCAGCAGGATGATCGGCGTGCCGTGGGCTAACCGGGCCTGTTCGTTCGAGAAAGTCGACTGCTGGGGATTGTGCGTGCTGTATTACCGGCACGTCCTCGGCATTGAGCTGCACCAGACGCCGGACTACGAAGCCGGTGAGGACTTCTTCACCTGTTATCAGAGCGACGTCGTCTTCTGGCGCCAGGTCGATAAACCGGTCGACGGGGGGGTATTTGTCGGGTACCGCGGCGCGCAGCCGGCACACGTTGGGCTGGTGCTTAACAGGCAGGCGCTGCACTCGCGTGGAGAGAACGGAAGTGTACGCATGGACTCGTTGCTGGTCATTCAGCGGGCATTCACCAAAGTGGAGTTTTTCGAATATGGCGCTGGTTGAGATATCGAATTTTCCAGGAACGCCTAAGCTGCGTTGCAGGGTGCCAAACGGCACCCTTTTTTATGACTGGCTGGCGGCCAATGATGCTACCTTTCACCGCGATCTGCTGATCGTCCGCAACGGCGTAAAGCTGGGCGACGATGATGAGCTGGCGTTTGAGTTGAGCGAGCTGGACCATATCCAGATATTCGACCAGCCAAAGGGCATTGTCGGCGACATCCTGAGCCCGATCTTTAAAGTGGTTGGTCAGGTATTTTCTTTCCTGGCGCCGAAGCCAGCTATTGCAAACAACGGCGGTAATACCGTCGACTCGCCCAACAATAGCCTGACCGGTCAGACAAACACGGCGCGCGTATATAAAGCCAAGCCGGACATCTACGGACAGATCCGTTCGTTCCCGGATTTGATTCAGGAATCGGTGTTCGAATACGTGCACCAGACGTCCACCGACGGCGGCCTGAAGTACGTTACAGAGTGGATGTGCATCGGAATCGGTAAATACGATTATGAGTCCGTGCGCTACTCAGAATCCAGCCTGGGCTCTCTGGCCGGTGCCGAATTCCAGTTCTTCCAGCCTGGCGAAGTAATCCCGCAGATCGTCGAGGGATACGGGTTCGATGACGTTGACGGTCAGGAAGTTCCCGGTCAGAACGAAGCCAGCGACTTCCCGATCGAAACAGCAACGGCAAACACGGTTGTCAGCGGAACGTATTCCGGCGGACAGATAGCGATGAAAATCGTCAAGCAGTCTGAGTTCGACTATTTCATGGGGCTGGTTCTGCCGCACGCGGTTACCTTCACCATCAACGTGACGTATAGCACGGCCTCCGGCAACGTTACTACCGATGCGACATTCTCCGGAACGCTGATCTCCGCCGTTGAAACAAACGACGGTGCAGTGGTTAACCCGGTGCGCTGGTACACGTTTACGATGAACCAGCTGGAGGGACCGCAGGACATCCCGGCGAATGCCACGATCAACACCACGAAATTCATCCTCAACGATAACGAGGCGCTGGTGGTTGGGCCGTTCTTCTCTCCAGTTGAGTCAACCCAGTTGTGGCTGCATACTCAGTCCAGCCTCGGCGGGAAGAAAGAGACCAACTGGAAGGTTGTCATCTGGAAAATCGACGACGACTACAACCAGGTGCCGGGAACGCAGCAGACGTTTACGTACCGGCAGACGACGCCGCACCAGTCGACGAGCGAGGTGTTTTATCGCACTGACAAGATCACTCCGACCGGCGGGTTCGGGAAATACGCGGTCAGCTTCCAGCGCACGGATAACTCCGGTGACGCGTCACTGCTCAAGGTCGAAGAGATCCACAGCATCAACATCAGGACAAACGTCGTTCACCCGACCGACACGCTTGTGCGAGTAAAAGTCCGCGCGACAGAGAACGCTCTTGGCAGCCGCGAGCGCAAATATAACGCACTGGTGACGCGCCACACCATTACGTACGACCTGGACACGCAGACGGTGGATTACACGCTGCGTCCGTCGCGCTCGTTCGCTGATGCGGTGGCGCACACCTGGCTGATTATGGGTGAGCAACCGGTAAGCAGCATCGACCTGTACGGGCTGTACTCAATCGTCGAAAGCCTGCCTGATGAACGGCTGGGTTACTTCGACTACACGTTTGACGACGAGAACGACTCTCTCGGCGACCGCGTGCAGGCCATCTGCAATGCGGCATCTGTTGTGGCGTACTGGGATGACGGCGTACTGACGTTTACCCGTGATCAGAAAGTTGATTACCCGGCGGCGGTATTCAACCGGGCCAACATGAAGACGGACGAGTACAAAATAACGTACGAAGCCACGTTGCCTGGTGGTTATGACGGTGTGCAGGTGTCCTATGTTCACCCGACCACGAACAACAAGACGTACATCAACTACCGCGTGCTGAACGGCACTATCGTCGAGCAGGAAGCGGAGAACCCGAACAAGCTGGAGATAGTCGGCTTCCGTAACGAGTATCAGGCCCGGGAGCGCGCATTACGCGAAACCAAGCGCCTGATCTACTCCCGGGTGAAGATGAACGCCAAGGTGTTCGAAGACGGCATTATCCAGGTTGGCAGTGTCATTCAGATGCCTGATATCTACGATAGCAACCAGCAACAGGGTTACATCACCGGCCGCGCCGGGAATAACTTTGATACCAGCGAGCCGATCGCGTTTACCGGTTCAATGTACGTTCTGGTGACCGACAGTCTGGGTAACCCGACGCTGCGCTATCCGGCCACCGCCCGTAGCGACACGAAGTACGGATTCACCGCGGCTATCCCTAACATTCAGCTCAACATATGGAACGGAGACACTGTGCAGCTCCCGTCGCGCTATCTCATCGCGACAGTTGAGGAACTGGACAGTCAGCTATGGACGGTCAACAGCATCAAACCGAACACAGATAACACGGTATCTCTGACCGTCGCGGAATACTGCGACGCCATCTACCAATAAGAACCGCCCCCGACCAACCATACCCGGCCACTGCGCCGGGTTTTTTTATGGAATCAATATGGCTACGCAACCTACCAATTTGCCAGTTCCAAGCGAATCCTATCGCGACCTTAAATATAACGCCGGAAAAATTGATGAGTTCGTTACTTCACTGGTAAACACTTACATTGACCGTTTCGGTCACGAGCATTACACCATCGAAGGCCTGCGGTGGCTTGCACAGCAGGCAATTGCCCAGTACGGATGGATCCTTATTGACTCCTTCCAGGACGGCGCTGATATCACTCTTCCAAATCAGGCGCTGCGTGATGATGATACGGGTGAATACTATCGCTGGGACGGGGCTTTACCAAAGCACGTCGATGCAGGCTCTACTCCAGATACATCTGGCGGGGTTGGCGTTGGGGCATGGATTGGTATTGGCGATGCAAGCTTGCGTGCAATGCTCGCGTCATCTGATGGCACATCCCTAATACATCATAAAGGCGAAAACACCCCTGACGCACCACTGAATAAGTATCTGGCATGGAGAAACGGAGATATCTCGGCTTTTGGCGGGAAGTATGACGACTCAGCCGCAGGTGCGCTTAACAAAACTGCTTTTGCAGAAATGGAATCAACATTTGGCGGTGTGCGCCTGAATCTGATGGGTAAGTCTGTTTATCTGCCAGATGACATGAACCTTCAAGTATCAAATCTTGATATATGGGGTGGTGGTAACATTATGGCAGGGGGAGGCTATGCCTTCTATCTGAAGGAAAATGGTAATGTAAATGCGAAGAACTTCCATATCGAAGGTGTTTCTTCAAATTATCCGAGACTAGTTGGAAGTATTCAAGGTATCGCTTACAAAATAAAAGATATCTCTTACAGCCACTTCACGACGAAAGGACGCGTTATTATTTTTGCAGGGCTTGGTAACTCTATCTCTCCAGCTGTTAACCCAGACACAATATCATATGGATGTGACTCGGTAAAAATAGTTCACTTTCATGCTGAGTCACCTGTTGACTACATCGTTTCTTTGCAGGACTTCCCTTTCAGCACGCTTGAGGTGGCAAATTTCACCGTCCATAACATGGCTGGAACATTCGTTAATGCTGGTATCACGAATGAAAACCCATATGAAAGGCAGTTGCAGAAATCAATGAAGGTAGTATCAATACATGATTATTCTATTTTGAATGATGATACTTTTTGGGCTGATGGTAACTTCACTTATACAGCAATTTGCATCTCAGAAGCCTGGAGTACAAACCACTATAATGGCTATCAATCTGGTGTAAAAATAAAAACAAATGGTAACGTTGTATACGATTTCTACAACCATTCTAGGCTTTTGAATGAATCAAACATCACAATAAAGGATTGCTTTGCCTGGAATGATGCTCTTCTCATACCATTGAAGATCAAAGGAGCATATCAATATTCTAGCCAGAACAAAAAATGGCTTTATAGGCGAGGGTATGTTTCTGCGATTAAAGGCGTTAACCCTGGTATTTCTGAATTGAATTCTAAAGGTGTATTCTTCTTTGCTGAAACAGAAGATTGGCATAACGAATCAGTAGGGCCTTTAGAGTATGGGAATAGGTTTATACACATTGATAATTGTGACATTGAACTAATAAACCTTAATTATATCCACAGTAATGTTGCAAACACCAACATTAGGGTTACCAATAACCACTTCAGTTCTTTCGCAACAACATCAACAAATTTCGTTGGAATCACAAATTACCCATATAACTTTTATCAACAAGTCTGCATCTCAAACAACAGATTTGATCTACCTGCGGCCACAGTTAATAGTATATTCCAGATGCAAAAAGGGAATGTCACAGGCGGTGGTGGATTCAACGGAATTATCGATATATCTAACAACGTAGGGACGTTCGCATCTGTAACTATGTATAGTGATTACACAGATGATCCATCTGGGTTTTCATCAATGCTGCTTTCTATAAACAATAATAACTTTGTATCATCTGGAATTTGCAGAATCACCGCTCCCGGGCAAAATACTACAAGATTCAGCAATTCAGTCTGTAGAAACAACTACCTCAATGGATCTCAGATTTCAATTGGATACCTATGGAACACCACAGGAAGAATTGAAATAGGCGGGGTGTTTGTTGCGACTTCTCCTATAACGCTATTCGAAGTTGGCCTTTCATCAGCGATGAATGTTGCTGATGGAGAGAGGTTTTTATCAATCAAAGGAAATGCTGGCGTGGAAAATATCATAAAATTCACAATAGCTAAGGCTGGAGGCAATACATCCATAACGTTCACTGATTCAAGTGGTGTTGATGTAACCAAGACCACAACTTTAAACAATGGAACATTTGATGTTAAAACTAATGATACAGATGGTTTCAATATACAAGTTGTAGTTAATTCGAATTATATAGTAATGCAAACATCAACTACATTGAGGCAGCGATTTATAGTTCAAGGCTACTCATTAAATTAATAGCGGGCGCTAAGTGCGCCCTATATTGCTTATTTTTCTAGCTGTGTAATTCAACAATCGCATGATTATTAAATTTGTATAGTGTAAAAACATTTGACGTATAAACAACTTCCCATTTACTAGAATTGCTATTTATGAGCGCTCTTGATTCCTTTGATGACCTTGCTATCTTGTAACCACTATATGTTATAATATATGGGGCAAATTGGTTATCAAAATAAGTCCAATTGATTGATCTTATAATAGGGTTTTCGATAGTCCTTAATCTAGTTGGTTCTCTTGTTTTTAGCCACCCATTGATTGTAACATCTACAGCAGTGGATGATTCATTAAGTTTTAAAGCTATAATTTTAGCAATATCATTTTGCAGTTCTTGCGTTTCAGCAACCGACTTTACAATGTTGGAGTTTAAGCCAATAAAGAAAATTGATAATGCAATTGATAGTGCCGATGAAACCACTCTCCCTAAACTTGATGATATCAAAATCAAAACCATTGAAATGATGAACCCGAAAGAGATAAAGGATCTTGCAATAATAGGAGGGTTTTTAACAATGGATACGAAAATAAATGAAGTTGCATATAACAATATTAATAAAACTAATATATAAAATGATTTTATAAACTTATATTTTGTGTTTTTGATTCTAACGAACCATGCAAAAATAGTAAGAAGGAGAAGGCACGTCAGAACAAAAAAGAAGCCACTTCCAATAGCTGATAAAACCAACTGCATAGACCTAACAGATGATTCTGTAAACATGGATAAACCAGATAAATTAAATTCTATGAACTCACTTTTTAATTTCGCTCCACCTGATATTCCAAATTGAATGGAGATTATTTTGTAGCATATGAATCCACAAACAAAATATATTGCTCTCGTCAATGCAATACTGCATGCTCTCTTGAATTCATCAGACATCAAAGTGAGAGCGCAGCAAGCTATAGTTGCTGATACAAATATTCCTACAGACGCTTGATATAGACACATTGATGATGTTATTAGAGGAACTGAAATCCATCTATAATATTTATTTTCATTGCTTGAGGTTACAAATGCCACGACAGCAGAAAGGATTGACAGCGACATGTTTATGGAGTCATATCTAAATAGCATATTCCCCAGCAGCAGTGGGGAAGCGAATGCAGGAATAGAAATTAACACAGCATGTGCACCACTTAATCCAAAATGTCTGCATAGGGTGTAGGATGAAACACCAACTAGCATATAAGATATAATTTGCGTGATGGGATATAAGTCAACGATTCTACCGCCATGGCTTAGTATGTAGTAAATGAGGTCCGCAAGTGGCCTTCCGTCAATACTCCATCCATAGTAACCATCAACCGTTCTTGCGATATCGTCCAAGTACTGCGCATTGATTGACACTAGTGGCACAGATACGAATAAAGTCAATAACAATGTGGTTAATAAATATCTATTCATTTTTTTCCTGCTGACTTGATGATATATCTAGGTCTTTTCTTGACCTCTACGTATATGCGGCCAATATATTCTCCCAACACCCCGATCCCAATCAGTTGTATGCCACCGAGGAAAAGTATTGACACAAGCAGTGATGGGTACCCGCGAACAGCATTTCCAAATGCAAGAGTGTCAATTATCATCCAGGCGCCGTAAAGGAATGCGACTCCAGCAACAAACAGTCCAATATAAGTCCACATGCGGAGAGGGAAGGTTGAAAAACTCGTGATCCCCTCAAGTGCTAGGTTCCACAACTTCCAGCCGTTAAATTTCGTGCTGCCAGCAACGCGTTCCGCACGGGCGTATTCAACAACATCGGTCCTGCCACCAACCCAGCTCAGTACGCCCTTCATGAACAGGTTGCGTTCAGGCATGAGTTTGATGTTTTCTACCACCTCGCGAGACATCAGGCGGAAGTCACCAACGTTTTCCTCGATCTGAGGGTTGCTGATTTTGTTGTGAAGTTTATAGAACCACTCAGCAGATTTACGCTTCAGACGACTGTCAGTAGAGCGGTCAGAGCGTTTGGCCAGCACCATATCAGCCCCGGCCTGCCACTTTTCAATAAGGTGCGGAATAACCTCGATAGGGTCCTGCAAGTCGACGTCAATTGGGATAATCGCTTCTCCGGTGGCACGATCAAGACCAGCGAATAGCGCAGGCTCTTTCCCAAAGTTGCGAGTGAACGACAACGGAACCACAAGCGGATCGGCAGTAGCAAGCGCGTTGATAATTGACTCTGTCGCGTCTTTACTGCCGTCATTGATGAAGACTATCTCTACTTCATGCTGCTGAAGCCCTTCAAATTCCCGAACCGTTTTATAAAAAATAGGTATCGCGTCTTCTTCGTTGAAGACGGGAACGACCAGAGAAATTTTCATTTCGCATCCCTAAAGACAATGAACTTTGAATAGATAAATCCGCACACCAGACTGATTGCGGAGAACACGATTAACGTGATGATAGGAGCCATGCCAGACCTATCAGCGCACCAGCCAACAGCCGCGCTCAGCGAGCCCATGAATCCAACATAAAGCATGTAACGCATGGTTGTAGTGGAAGACTTGAACGTGAACCTGGCGTTTGCAAAGAAGCTAAATGACACCGCCACGACAAACCCGGCGAAGTTGCCAAGTGCCTGACCTGTATGGAATGCGTAAATGCAAACGGCGAACACAACCCAATGAATGAGCGTGTTGATAACACCTATTGATGTGTACTTGGCGAATAACTTTAACATTATAGAAATCAGTGAATTCGGAAAGGTCTGAAGTTTAGCATCACTGTCCAACTTGATCGACTCTCATATTTGACGCTACTGTATATAAACACAGTTGTTTTGGGAGGTGGCCATGGAGGCAAAAGCTCAGCGATACAGGCTTGAACAGTTATGTGGTGTTAACCGTTACTCATGCCTGGTTGAAACGTCAGGCGGTTATGCGCTTTTTCAGCCTGATCTTGTGCCCGACAACGGAACGCGCGTGCTGGTGCATGCGTTCGGCCAGCTACAGTTCGCGGTCGTTATGGGCGGTGCGCTCATCACAGAAGACGGTGAAAGCATAGAAGGTGATGCTTTAGATGAAGTTGAAGTTATGGGTGTGGTGACCTTCTTTATAAATGGCGCAGCGGCGTTCACAGACGACAATCCGGTGATGTGACATGTTTGCCCTTGTAGATGTGAATTCGTTTTATGCGAGCTGTGAGACAATATTCAGGCCCGATCTGCGCGGGAGGCCGGTTGTCGTTCTTTCGAATAATGACGGTTGCGTAATAGCACGCAGCGCCGAGGCAAAGGCTGTCGGTATAGCGATGGGTGAGCCGTTCTTCAAGCAGAAGGAATTATTCCGGCGCGCTGGTGTTGTTTGCTTCAGCAGCAACTACGAGCTCTATGCAGACATGTCCAGCCGGGTAATGACTACGCTGGAAGAAATGAGCCCCCGCGTGGAAATTTACAGCATAGACGAAGCCTTTTGCGACCTGACTGGCGTAAGAAACTGCCGGGACCTGACTGAATTTGGTAAAGAGATCCGCGCGACTATTTTACAGCGGACGCATCTTACAGTCGGCGTCGGCATAGCCCAGACCAAGACGTTGGCGAAGCTGGCTAACCATGCTGCGAAAAAATGGCAGCGGCAGACGGGAGGGGTGGTTGACCTCTCAAACGTCGACCGGCAGCGAAGGCTACTGGCGCTTGTTCCTGTGGAGGATGTCTGGGGCGTTGGCCGGCGCATCAGCAAGAAGCTGAACGCTATGGGCATCAAAACCGCACTGGACCTCTCAGAGCAGAGCACGTGGATTATCCGTAAACACTTTAACGTTGTGCTGGAGCGAACTGTGCGGGAGCTGCGGGGCGAGCCATGCCTCGATCTGGAGGAGTTTGCGCCAGTGAAGCAGGAAATCGTATGCAGCCGATCGTTTGGCGAACGTATTACTGACTATGAGCAAATGCGGCAGGCTATTTGCAGCTACGCGGCCCGTGGTGCTGAAAAGCTTCGCGGCGAGCACCAGTATTGCCGTTTTATATCCGCCTTCGTTAAGACCTCTCCATTTGCCCTTAATGAGCCGTATTACGGAAACAGCGCATCGGTAAGGCTGCTCACGCCAACGCAGGACAGCAGAGACATCATCAACGCCGCGGTAAAGTGTCTGGACAAAATCTGGAAGGACGGTCACCGGTACCAGAAAGCGGGTGTCATGCTGGGCGACTTCTTCAGTCAGGGCGTGGCCCAACTAAACCTGTTCGATGACAGTGCTCCCCGAGCTGGTAGTGAGAAGTTAATGGAAGTACTGGATCACCTGAATGCAAAGGACGGAAAGGGCACGCTCTATTTTGCCGGGCAGGGCATACAGCAACAGTGGCAGATGAAGCGTGAAATGCTTTCTCCACGCTACACCACCCGGTTTTCAGATCTTCCTGTGGTTAAGTGACGGGCTCTATAAGTTCTGGTCCCTGATTCTTCACATTACCCACGGCGCGCGTAACGGCATGCCAGATAAACTTGTCGGCGGGCACTGTCCCGTCGGCTATTATCTCCTCAGCTTCTTTCCCACCTACATCCTGACGCATCCATTCCCTTGCAGCTTCCGGCGACAGAACCAGTGGCCGACGGTCATGAATATCGACCAGGCCTTTGTCAGCTGCTGAAGTCACGATCAGGAAGCCCTCTGCTTCATCGCCGCGTTCAAATGGCGTGCTGCCGATCGCCGCCATGAATATCGGCTGCCCGTCGGCCCGGTGAATGAAGTAGGGTTGTTTCTTGTCGCCCTCTTTCTTCCATTCGAACCATCCATCGGCAAAACAGATCGCCCGGCCATGCTGCCAGAGAGGTTTGAACATGCGGCTCGTGGCCGCCGTCTCGACGCGCGCGTTAATCAAAGGCGGTTTGTCCCACCATCCAGGTGCGTAGCCCCAGAAAACCGGATCTAGGTGCAGCTGCTCGTCGCGTTCGCTCAACAGCAGCACTTTGGTGCCTGGCGCCACGTTGTACCGGCCAATTGGTTCCGGGTCATATGCAATGTCGCGATCGCCTTCATCGGCAAGATATGCCAGATAGTCTTCACGGGTTTGTGCTTGTGCAAAACGTCCACACATAGAAACCTCCAGTCAGTCAGACTGAAAGTATAGGGCAGGGAGAAAAAGTAGCGCGCGCTAGTTAAGTCTTACAATCGGATCGGTGGGGATTATGCTGATGGTATGGGAACGCGTAAAGCTGCGTGTTACGAAACTGGAAGGAGCTACGCAAAGTTGGGGGATCGGGAAATTACATAGCGATGTCTGGTGGCATGGCTATGCATTCTCTGTGTCATAGATGTGTCATGCATGGATGTATCAGAAGAAAACGAGAAAGCAGGTAACGACACGTAATGACACAAATGCGTAGCGAGCGCGGAAAAACCAATGATATTACAGTGCGTTAAATAGTAGTCTACGTTCTTCTAAGCCGTAGGTCGTAGGTTCGAATCCTACAGGGCGTGCCATTAAATTTCACAGATTGCCGCCTGCGCGACGTCCTGCTGATTTTCTCCATGAAACACCCCTCGCGAAAGTAGCGTTAACGCACATTTTTCACAGCACAATTGACTGTTATAACAGTATTTTTCTTACCCTATGGCAATTTTGCTATTCCTCTACCATGCTCATATCACCTCACTCTTACTCGTGGGGCTTTTCGTAGTTGCTGATTAATCTCAAGGAAAAAGGTTATGAAAAAAACGACTGCTATTTTGATGGGCACTGCATTTCTGTTTACCACCAATACCTTTGCGGCTGAACTGCTGACGAAAAACGAGTTTGAGAAAGTGGAATCACAGTATGAAAAAATCGGTACGGTTAGCACTTCCAATGAAGTCTCGGTAGACGACGCGAAAAAAGAGCTGATCGAGAAAGCCGATAAAGAAGGTGCTGATGTTCTGGTGCTGACTTCCGGTAATACCAACAACAAAATTCACGGTACCGCCGATATTTTCAAGAAAAAATAA